GACGGCCGGGTTCTGGGAGACCGTGGCGTACGGCCCCTCGGCCAGCACCTCGCCGCGCGCCAGCACGGTGATCGTGTCCGACAGATCGGCGACCACGGACATGTTGTGCTCGACCATCAGCACGGTGCGATCGCGCGATACCGTACGGATCAGGGCGGCGATGCGCTTGATGTCCTCCTGGCCGAGCCCGGCCATCGGCTCGTCGAGCAGCATCATCTCGGGATCCAGCGCCAGCGTCGTTGCGATCTCCAGCGCCCGCTTGCGCCCATAGGGCAGCTCGACGGCCGGCAGCTCGGCAAAGGCAGTGAGACCCACGGCCGCGACCAGCTCCAGGGCGCGGGCATCGAGCGCCCCCAGCACTTTTTCCGAGCGCCAGAAGTGGAATGAGTTGCCGAGCCGGCGCTGCAGAGCGACACGGACATTCTCGCGCACCGAAAGATGAGGGAAGACCGCTGAGATCTGGAACGAGCGGGCGAGCCCCATGCGCGCGATCGCCGCAGGCGAGCTGCCGGTGATGTTGCGGCCCTTGAAGTGGATCTGGCCCGCCGTCGGCGTCAGGAAATGGGTCAACAGGTTGAAGCACGTCGTCTTGCCCGCACCGTTCGGCCCGATCAGGGCATGAATGGTGTTACGCCGTACGCTCAGATTGACGTTCTTGACCGCGACGAAGCCCTTGAACTCCTTCGTCAGCCCTTCCGCCTTGAGAATTACTTCTTCTTCGGCCATCCCGCCTCCCCGCGGTGTCGCCGAATTAATCGAAGCTTTGCGTCGCTGTCCAGCGCTCGCCACGCCCGGGGGACGTCCAGCACTGGCGCGTCGCCCATCTCGCCGCTAGATACTCGGCGCGTTGCGGGGAGAAAAACCGTATCCGGGAGGATTAGCGTATGAGTGTTGGTAAATCTGTTCGCTATATCGGCGCGGCTGTTGCCCTCGCCGGTTTCGCTGCCGTAAGCATGGTGGCGATCGCCCAGGCCCAAGCGCCGGCGCCGCTCAAGATCGGCGTCATGGAAGGCTTCTCGGGCGTCTATGGCGACCTGACGGCCGGCGAAGTCGAAGCCATGCAGCTGGCGGTCGAGGATGCCACCAAGGACACGGGCGGCAAGGTGCTCGGCCGCACGGTCGAGATCCTGTCGGCCGACCATCAGACCAAGCCCGACGTCGGCGCCCAGATCGCGCGGCGCTGGTACGACGTCGATGGCGTCAAGATGATCACCGGCCTCGGCACCTCCTCGGTGGCGCTGGCCGTGCGCAAGATCGCCCAGGAGAAGGGCCTTATAGACATCAACACTGGCGCCGCCTCTGCCGATCTCACAGGGCCGGCCTGCTCGGAGACCGGCGCCCATTGGGTCTACGACACCTATGCTCTCGCCCATGTGACGGGCGACGCCATGGTGAAGGCCGGTGGCGACACCTGGTACTTCCTCACCGCAGATTACGCCTTCGGCCATGCGCTCGAGCGCGACGTCACCGACGTCGTGAAGGCGGCCGGCGGCAAGGTGCTGGGCAGCGTGCGGCATCCGCTCAGCACGCAGGACTTCTCGTCCTTCCTGCTGCAGGCCCAGTCCTCCAAGGCCAAGGTCATCGGCCTCGCCAATGCTGGCCAGGACACGATCAACTCGATCAAGCAGGCGGGCGAATTCGGCATCGTCAAGGGCGGCCAGAAGCTCGCGGGCCTGCTGGTTTTCGCGACCGACGTGCAGTCGCTGACCTTGCCGGTTGCCCAGGGCCTGGTGCTGACCGAGGCGTTCTACTGGGACCTGAACGACGAGACGCGCGCCTGGACCAAGCGCTATCGCGCCAAGAAGGACAAGCTGCCCAGCATGCTGACGGCCGGCGTCTACAGCTCGACCCTGCACTACCTCAAGGCCGTGCAGGCGGCGGGCACCGACGACGCCAAGGCGGTGATGGCCAAGATGCGCGAGATCCCGGTCAACGACGTCATGACCAAGAACGGCAAGCTGCGCGAGGATGGCCGGCTGGTGCGCGACATGTACCTGTTCGAGGTGAAGTCGCCGGCCGAGTCCAAGAGCAAGGACGACATCTACAAGCTGATCGCCACGGTACCGGGCGACAAGGCCTATCGGCCGCTGAACGAGGGCAAGTGCCCGTTCGTGAAGTGACGGGCCGAAAGATGATGCGAAAGGGCGCCTTCGGGCGCCCTTTTCTTTTCTGCCTGGACCGGTAGATTTCCTGTCACGGGGGCATAAGCGTGGGAGGGTGATCGAATGGCATTTTCTGGTTCGTTTCTTCGCGTCGGCGCGGTCGCGTCGGTCTTCGGATTGGCCGTCGCGGGCCTCGTCGTCGTTGCCCAGGCCCAGGCGCCGGCACCGCTCAAGATTGGCATCACCGAGGGTTTCTCCGGCGTCTATGCCGACCTGAATCTCGGCGAGGTCGAGGCGGCGCAGATGGCGATCGACGATTTCGGCGGCAAGGTGCTCGGCCGCCCGATCGAGCTCCTGTCGGCCGACCACCAGACCAAGCCCGACGTCGGCGCCCAGATCGCGCGGCGCTGGTATGACGTCGACGGCGTCAGCATGATCACCGGCATCGGCACCTCGTCGGTGGCGCTGGCGGTGCGCAAGATCGCCCAGGAGAAGGGCAAGATCGATATCAACACCGGCGCGGCCTCGGCCGATCTTACCGGCCCGGCCTGCTCGGAGACCGGCGCGCACTGGGTCTATGACACCTACGCGCTCGCCAAGGTGACCGGCGGCGCCATCGTCAAGGGCGGCGGCGATTCCTGGTACTTCCTCACGGCAGACTACGCCTTCGGCCATGCGCTGGAGCGCGACGTGACGGCCGTGGTGACGGCGGCCGGCGGCAAGGTGCTGGGCGGCGTCAAGCATCCGCTCAGCACGCAGGACTTCTCCTCCTTCCTGCTGCAGGCGCAGGCCTCGAAGGCCAAGATCATCGGCCTCGCCAATGCCGGCCAGGACACCATCAACTCGATCAAGCAGGCCGGTGAGTTCGGCATCGTCAAGGGCGGCCAGCGCCTGGCCGGCCTGCTGGTCTTCTCGACCGACGTCAACTCGCTCACCCTCCCCGTGGCGCAGGGCCTGGTGCTGACGGAGGCGTTCTACTGGGACCAGAACGACGAGACCCGCGCCTGGACCAAGCGCTTCCGCGCCAAGCGCGACAAGATCCCGAGCATGCTGACGGCCGGCGCCTACAGCGCCGTCAATCACTACCTGAAGGCGGTGCAGGCAGCCGGCACCGACGAGCCCAAGGCGGTAATGGCCAAGATGCGCGAGATCCCGGTCAACGACGTCATGACCAAGAACGGCAAGCTGCGCGAGGACGGCCGCCTGGTGCGCGACATGTACCTCTTCCAGGTGAAGTCGCCGGAGGAGTCCAAGAGCAAGGACGACATCTACAAGCTCTTGGCCACCGTGCCGGGGGACGAGGCCTACCGGCCGCTCAAGGACGGGAAGTGCCCGTATATCAAATAAGCGGCTCCGTCGGCTGATCAGGAAAGGGCGCCTGCGGGCGCCCTTTTTGTTAGGGCAGGGGGCTGCTGCCCACAATTAGGGCCTGTCAAAGGCGCCGCCAGTGTCCTCGTCCGCAGTGAACCACCGGCGGCGATGCTCGATCGCCCAGGAGATCAGCACCCGAACCGTGTTCTCGCATTCGCCTCTCGGTCGGCCGAGCGCGACCGCGGTCGCTGCCGCTGCATTGAACGACGTGAGTTCACTGTCGCCGCGATCCCGCGCGCGCCGGTAGCTCTGCAGGATCTCGCGCGCCGCGCCTGTCTCCAGGCCCCAGGCGAGGGCCTGGCGATCGCGCTCGGCCTTCTCCTCGGCAGTGAGGCCGAGCTTGGGCATCGGACGTTGCGCGATGCCGCTGCGGTCGATCCAGTGCTGCATCGCGCGCGCTTTGGCCCAGGTGGCGAAATGGTACAGGCGGTAGCCCGATTCTTCGCGCCAGCCGGCCAGCGCCAGGTAGTCGCCGGCGGCGGCGATGCGCCGGCAGGCCTGTGCGATCTCGCGCTCGTCCTGCAGCCGGAACGGATCATCCCGCTTGATCTTGGCCACGTAGGGCAGTCGTTTGCGTTTGTTGCTGACCGGATTTGACCTGCGCGCCATGCGCGACAGATAGGAAAGCGTCGCGCGCTGCGTCTGCTGGCAAATGACGACAGTCGGCGCATCGCGCCTTGCCGCCCACGCATGGCTGACGGCACCGCAGGCATCGGCCGCTGGGAAAGTCAGCTCGTCCGGTTGTACTTGCCGATCACCAAGTGCGCCTTGGACCATTCCTTGCGCGACAGCGTGTATGTCTTGGCCGGATTGTATTGCTTCACCGTCCAGCTCGCGGCGTTCGCCTTCACCAGGCGCTTCACCAGCACATAGCGCGTGCCGTCCTTTTCCTCGCGCATCAGCACCACGTCGTCACCGGGACCGACCGGAGCCGACGGATTCACCAGCAGCAGGTTGCCGCGCTCGTAGGCCGGCTCCATCGAATCGCCCGACACGAAGCAGCCGTAGGCTTCGCTCACGCCCTCGAGCCGCGAATCGCGCGGAATCCAGGCCACCGGCTCGTTGCTGAGCGCCATGGCGCCTTCGCTGCCGCCCTGGGCCGACGAGAAGACCTGCAACGGCGCCCGCACACCCGTCATCGGCATGCCGCGCCGGCGTCCGCCGATCGGCGCGAGGCTGAGGTCGGCGTCGATGACCGGCAGCGAGCCTGCGGTCTTGTCGCCGCGATTGCTCTGCAGCCAGTGCACCGATATGCCCAGCGCCTGGGCGAGCTGGACGATCGATTTCGGCTCGGTATCGCCGCGCCGCTCGATTTGGGCGATGCCGCCCTGGGTGATGGAATAGCCCGCGCGCGTGACGCGCCGCGCCAGCTCGGCCTGCGACCAGCCCTTGGCCTCACGCTCTCCTTTGACTCGCTCTCCTAGTGTGCTCATGGAAGCCTCGTCGGACGACTGCACTGCTGTCATTGGTTGATAACTATGATGTTGACAGGTGACTTGCGTAATGTCAAGTTATGGATATGTCCAGTGCGTATTTTCCCTGTGTATTTACCGCACCGACAATCCCCGGTGCTTTGCCCTGTTTTTCGGCCCAGGACCTCGAAAGGGCCGGCCGCCGACCCCTCTGGGACAGTCGATGTGCCGAGCTGCTGAAAAGCCTCGCCGACCGACACACCAATGCCGAACTGGCGGACCTGATCGCCGCCCAGATCGGCATGCGCTTCAAGGTGAAGACGATTAGCGACCGCCGCGCCGCTTTGGGGCTGGAAGCGCCGCGCTTCAACGGCTGGTCTGCGCCGCTTACCCGCACGCGGATGATACGTCTCGGCCGCCGGTGATCTACGACTGCTTCGATCAACCTTACAATTTCGAAGCGGTCGCCAGGATCGGCGCTCCTGGCGGCCATGATCGCTACGCCGCACCAGCGGCATCAGCTGTTCGAGTTCGGCATCGGTATTGGGTCAGTTTGATTTGGCTGCCTCACGCTTGGCGGCTGTCGATTGGTAGTTCGCCTCGGGGCACACAACCACGGCGTTGCCCAGGTTAAAGAGCTGTATCCTCAGTTCGCCGTCTATCTCGCGAATTGACATCTCGCCGCGATTTCCGCTCGGCCCTTCAAAGTAAAGCACGCGCTCGTTGTGCTTAAGCTTTGGACCGTGCTGGTCTTTGTCCGCAACGGTTATCCCTGCCGACACGCACCATGAGGGATCGGCACGATGGCCGCGAACGGCCCCTTCCTTTGCCACGATACTGAGAGCGCTTCGGCGCCGTCAGACCAGCGCACCCAGCGCGCCCGCGACCTGCTGGCCGGTGCCGGCTGGCTGTTCGATGACTTCGTGAACGCCGAGATGCGCAAGGTTCTGACCAGCGATCCCGACGACATGACGACGCGCGAGATTGCCTACAACCGCGCCCGCGTTGCCACCGAGCTCAAGGCCGGGCTTGCCGCCCTGGTCGAGGAGCACGAGGCGAACGCACGGCTGAAGGAGCGGCGCGACCTGCTGAAGGAGAGCCTCTATGGCCGCAGAGACTGACAGCGATCGCACGCCGGATACCGTCGACGTTTCCGAGGCTGCCGCCTTGGTCGGAGGCGCAAACGATGTCGACGTGCCCGCTCTTGACGAGAGTGCGGTGCAGCGCCCCGCTGCCGGGGAGCAGGCAGAGCCTGTCGACGACGAGAAGCCGGACCCCTCTCTCGCTCCATCCATCGATGAGGCGCCCGAATATTGGCGTCCCGAGGAAAAGGCGATGTGGGCCGAACTGCCGGAGCGGGTGCGGTCCGTGCTCAGCCAGTACGAGCGCCTGCGCGTTGCCTATGGCCAGAAGAAGGCGCTGCAGACGAGGGAGGCCCGGGAGGAAGCCTCGCGGGCAAAGGAGGCTGCTGCCTCCCTTGTCGAGCAATCCGCTGCCTGGTGGCAGCAGAACGGACCCGCCTTCCGGAAGGCGTTCGTCGACAAATGGGCCGGCGTCGACTGGAAGGCCCTGGCCGAGAAGGACCCGGCCGAAGTGCAGCGGCTGATCGCTGAGCGCCAGCAGGAGGAAACACTGCTGGCCGAAGCCGATCGCCGCGGCCAGGCCGACATCGCTGCCGCTCGCCAGCAGGAGGAGCAGAAGCTTCAGGCGGCGCGCCAGGCTGAGCACGCCAAGCTCGCCGAGCGGCTTCCCGACTTCTTCGGCCCCGAGCGGGCTCGGCAGACCTACGACGAACTGAGCCGCTTCCTGTTTGCCAAGGGCATCCCCGCCGACCGTATCGCTGCCATCTACGAGGCGCCGGTCATCGAGCTGGCCCTGAGCGCCATGCGCTTCGAGAACGCACAACGCGCCCTCCGTAGCCGCGCCAGCGGCGGAGGAGGGAGGAATCCCGTGAAGACGACACCGACCCGCATCGATCCCGGACCGGGCAACACCCCCGGCAACCGGAACGGCGCGGACCTCCGGGAAGTTGGCGAGCGGTTCAGGCAGAGCGGAGGAGCTTCGATCGCCGATGCGGCCGAACTCATTCGCCTAAGCGGTCTCTAGAAGACCGCATCACGCTTTCATTCGGAGGAGGAGCGCAGCGCATGGCTGCACCCACCAACACGTTCATCACCAACAGCGCCGTGGGTAACCGCGAATCGCTGCACAACATCATCTCCATCCTCAACAAGGACGAGACGCCGTTCGTCAGCACCATCGGCTCGGGTGATGCCGATGCCACCTACGAGGAATGGCAGCTCGACCAGCTCGGCAACGCCGATACGACGAATGCCCAGCTCGAAGGCGACGACACCACCGGTGCGGCGATCGCGCCCACCGTGCGTGTGGGCAACCGCACGCAGATCTTCAAGAAACCGTTCACCATCTCCAACACCCAGGAGGCGGTGAAAAAGGCCGGCCGTGACAGCGAGATCAGCTACCAGACGGCGCTCGCCGGCCGGCGGGCCAAGATGGATCTCGAGGCGGTAGCCTGCCAGAACCAGGCCTCGAACGCCCAGGCCGGCGCCACGCCGCGCCGCCTGGGCGGCTTCGAGAGCTGGCTCACCAGCAACGTCTCGCGCGGCGCCGGCGGTGCCTCCGGCGGCTTCACGGCCGGCAACACCGCGGCGCCGACCGACGGCACCCAGCGCGCCTCGACCGAGGCGCTGCTGAAGGGCGTCATCCGCTCGGCGTGGACGGCCGGCGGCAAGCCCACGATCCTCCTGATGGGCGCGTCGCAGAAGCAGGCCTTCTCGGCCTTCACCGGCATCGCCACCCAGTACCAGGAGCCCAAGGGCAAGGCCGCGACCGTGATCGGCGCCGTCGATCGCTACGTGTCCGACTTCGGCACCTTCAACGCCATGGCCAGCCGCTTCGTCCGTGGCCGCGAGATCGAGGTCATCGATCCCTCGCTGTGGCGCCTGCTGTGGCTGCGCAAGTGGAAGAAGGAGGAGCTCGCCAAGACCGGCGACTCCCGCAAGTTCCACATCGTCGGCGAGGTAACGCTGGAAAGCCGCAACGAGGGCGGCAGCGGCATCTTGGCGGACCTGGCGTAGCCATCCTGAGCGAAGCGAAGGATCTCTCATGGCACGCAAATCCAATCCAGCCATCGCGATGACCATCGTCGTCATCACGGTGGACCACGTCTACCTGCCGGTCGGCCCGGAGGAAAATGTTGTAACGGCCTGGCCGGCATCTAACGTTTTCACATCTAAGGTTTTGCAGGGCACCGAATTGCAGGTGCCTGCCGACCTTGCACAGTTCCTCACCGATCGCGGCCAGGCGGAGGTGCGGTCGTGAGCCCGCGTCTGCTCGGCTTCGATCCCACCACTGGCCTCGCGCAGTGGTGGCTGGAGGACGGCGAGGGCAACTGGGCGCAGAAGGCGAGCCAACGCACCGAGGCGCTGCTCGACCTCAACCGCGAGGCCCAGAACCACTGCGACCCCTACAACGCCGCGCGCGACGTGCGCATGGTGGCGCGCATTCCGCTCATCATCATCGCCAAGTGGCGCAACGAGCTCGGCGTCGATTACTGGAACCCTGATCACCAGGACAAGGTCGACGAGCTGCTGAACAGCTCCGACTGGCGCTGGCTGCGCACGGATGGAGGGACGGTATGACCCTCATTGCCGGGAGCGCGCCACTCCAGTGTCGCTCATGGGGTGTCCAGGAGGGAGAAGAGCGCCACTGGAGTGGCGCGCTCCCGGCAAAGACGCTCATGGCAAGGAGCGCGTCCTGATGGCTGCGCAGATCACCACCTACGCTGGCCTCAAGGCGGGCATGCTCGCCTGGCTGGCCCGCACCGGCGACGCCCTGCTGGACTCCCGCTTCGACGACTTCCTACTGGGCTGCGAACGCCGCATCTATTACGGCCACGCGACCGAGGACCCGGGCAATCCGCTGCGGTCCGATCCGCTGCGCATCGTCGAGATGGAGACGGCCGACCCAGCCTTCGTCCTCCAGGCGACGGTGGCCCAGCCGGCAGCCTTCGTCGAGTTGATCAGCGTCCTGCTCAACAGCCCGGTCGCGCTGCTGCAGATCGTGAGCCAGCGCACGCTCGATGCCTACGGCGCGCAAAGCCTGGGACAGGTCGCCAAGATCGCCGTCTCCGGCACGAACTTCCGCGTGAAGGACGATCCGGCCGGCGCGACCGCGACCTTGCGCTACTACCAGAAGCTCGCGACGCCGACCGGCGCCACGGCGAACCTCATCCTGACGAACTATCCCGACGTCTATCTCTTCGGCTGCCTGATCGAAGCGGCGATCTTCACGCAGGACGAGTTCGCCGCCCAACGCTACCTGCAGCTCTACAACGCCAGCGTCGCCGGCCTGAACGCGCGCACCCAGCGCATCACGGCCTCCGCAGCACCTGTGATCCGCGTTCGCGGAGGCATGACGCCATGACGGTCATTCCCTTCGCCGAGTGGCGCCCCGACATGCCGGCTCTCAGTCAATGGGCGCGCACCGCCGAGAACGTGGTCCCGGCCGAGGAGAGTTATGTCCCGCTCAACGCGCTATCCAGCGTGTCGAATGCGCTCGCCGCCCGAGCTCAGGGTGCGGCCTGGTTCCGTGGGACTGCCGGCTCGACCAAGATGTTCGCCGGCGACGCCACGAAGCTCTATCTGCTCTCGGGCACGACCTGGACACCGGTGCCGAAGCTCGCCGCGGGCAAGACGATCACGGCCATCACCCAGGCGAACCCGGGCAAGGTGACGGCCGCGGCGCACGGCTACAGCAACGGCGACACGATCTACGTCTCCGGCGTGGTCGGCATGACGCAGGTGAACAACGTGTTCTTCACCGTGACGGTCGTCGACGCCAACAACTTCACGATCGGCGTGAACACGAGCGGCTATACCGCCTACAGCTCCGGCGGCACGGCGCAGAAGGCCACGATTTACGCGCTCAGCGGCGACAGCAACTGGCGGTTCACCCAGTTCGGCTCGCTTGCGATCGCGATCAATGGCGTCGACCCGCCGCAGAAGTTCGACCTCGGCACGGGCACCAACTTCGCCGATCTCGGCGGCTCACCACCGATCGGCACCTTCATCACCACCGTCCGCGACTTCCTGCTGATGGGCAAGATCGGCAGCACGCCGCAGCGCATCCAGTGGTCCGGCCTCAACAACTGCGAGACCTGGGGATCGAGCCCCACGACACAGGCCGACTTCCAGGACCTGCCCGATGGCGGCAACGTCACAGGCCTGGTCGGCGGTGAGGTGGGCATCGTCCTCCAGGAAACCGCCATCCGGCGCCTGACCTATGAAGGCACGCCGATCGTTTTCCGTATCGACAAGATCGCCAACGATCTCGGCTGCAGCGTGCCGAACAGCGTGGCGAGCGTGCTCGACGTCGCGTTCTTCCTGCACAAGTCGGGCTTCCACATGATCCAGGGAGCCCAGGCGATCAAGCCGATCGGCCGCGGCAAGGTCGACCGCACCTTCTGGGCCGAATTCGATGAAGCGAGCCACTTCCGCAGCTCGGCGGCGATCGATCCGGTGCGCGGGCTCTACGTCTTCGCCTATCCGTCGCTCACCAGCAGCGACGGCAATCCCAACCGGCTGCTGATCTACAACTGGCGCACCGAACGGTGGAGCAGGGCCATCCTCTCGGTCGAGCTCATTTACGGCGGTGTGAGCCAGCAGGGCTATACGCTCGAGCAGCTCGACGCCTTCACCGGCGGCGCAGGCCTGGAGGGGCTGCCCTATTCGCTCGACAGCTCCTACTGGACGGGCGTGCTGTCGCTCCTGCTGTTCGGCTTCGACGCCAACCACAGGAGCGGGTCGTTCTCGGGCTCGACGCTGGCCGCGGCCATCGAAACGGGCGAATTCAATCCTGGCGAATCGGGCCGGCGATCCGTGATCCGCGGCTGCCGACCACTGATCGATGGCGGCTCGCCGCAGATCCAGCTCGGCAGCCGCGAAACGCAGCAGTCCAGCGTGAGCTATGGCAGCGCCGTCGGCCTCACATCCGCCGGCCTGGCGCCGATCTACGGCAGCGGCCGCTACTTCCGCGCCAAGGCGACGATGCCGGCCGGTGCAGTCTGGTCGAACATGCAGGGCATCGACGATCTCGACGTCCGCCCGGCGGGTGCGCAATGACGACGACAGCCTCCGCTCTTCCGGCGCTGCCGTCGAACGCCGACGTCCGATCGATCACCGAGCGGGTGAATGCGCTGATCCGCGCCTACAACGGCGCGGTCGCACCGCCTGTCGACCTGACGAATGCCATCAACTTCCCGCCGACGGTCTCCGCCGCCGACCTGACCGTCTACATGGCGTCGAACACCATCATTGGCATCGGCACCGTCAACCTCTGCAACACCGGCAGCATTGGCGCGGCCGGACAGAAGTGGGAGATCACCGGCGTCGGGCTGATCGGTGACGCCAACAGCACCCAAACCGTCGTCGGCGTCTCCATCCATGACGGCACGTCGGTTGTGGCAAATGGCGGCGGCGTCATGGGGTGGGGCGTCTCCAACTGGCCCGTCACCTCTATCTGCCGAGCGGTCGTCACGCTGGGCGGCCCCACTATTTTTACCTTGCGAGGCTCGGGAAACGACGTGTGGTGCGTCGCCTACTCGCAAGGCTATGGCGGCGCGCTGAACACGGCGACGTTCATATCGGCCCGGAGGATAAGCTGATGCGCGTCGTGGTGGACCGAGGAGGGCTGATCCGCATGTGGTCGGCCGATGCCCCCGATTTCGAGGCGCCCGAAGGAGGCGCCGTCATCGATCTGACCGATGATCAGGCTGCGGCCTTCACGGCACTGCCCCCGAACGCCGGGATCACATTCGATGGCCGGGCCTTCGCGATTGTTCCGTTGCCGCCAACGCCGGAACTGACGCCGGCGCAGAAGCTCGCCGCCGTCGGGCTCACTCCCGGCGACCTCAAGCAGCTGTTGGGGCTGCCATGATCGTGACCGCCGTCCCGGTTCGCCAACTCGGCCTCTTCTGGCGCCACGCATGGCCGCTGCTCGAGCGTGCCGCCACGCGCACGAACGGTGGCACCGAGGAAGAGGTCGTCGGCAAGCTCCTACAGGGCGAGGCGCAGCTCTGGGGCGTCTTCGATCTCGACAGGATGGTCGCGGCCGTCACCACGCAGATCACGCTGCTGGAGCCCGAGAAGGGCTGCCGGCTCTGGCTGGTGGGCGGTGCGCGCATGGACGACTGGGCCGCTGAGTTCATGGCCACGGTCGAGCCGTGGGCGCGCTCGCTCGGCTGCACCGTCGTCTGGGGCACGCCCAGCCGCGCCGGCTGGCGTCGCATCGTTCGCCTGATGGGCGGAGAGGAGATCGTCATGGATGGCAGGTCAGCTTGGGGAAGGAGACTCTGATGGGCAGTCAAGCAACCAGCAGCAACCAGGTCCAACAGACCAGCCAGCAGAGCCAGCAGCAGGGCAGGTCGGTCAGTCAGCCGATCGACTGGGCGCAGGGGCTTCTGCGCGGCCTCGGCACGTCCGTCTACAACACGGGCACCTCGATCAATCCCTATACGCCGCCGTCGGCCAACACGAGCAACTTCTGGAATGCCGCCACGCAACTCGGCAACGGTGGAGTGGCGGGCCTCGGCAGCATGCCCGCTTCATTCGCGGCCGATACGCTGGGTGGCAAGTATCTCGATCTGTCGAGCAATCCCTACCTCCAGGCCAACATCGACTACGCGCAGCAGCCGGCCATCACCGCCTTCAACAAGCAGGTCCTGCCCGGCATCGGCAGCATGTTCAGCGGTTCAGGCAGGACCCCGGAGGCGGGGAACCTCGCGGGCGACGCCGTGGCCACCGCGACGGACTCGCTCGCGCGCAATCTCGCCGGCGCGGCAACGCAGGCGGGATACAACAACTACGCCCAGGAGCGCAGCAATCAGCTGAACGTCCTGTCGCAGTTGCCCGGCCTCAACAGCGCGGCCTGGCAGAACGTGATGGGCATGGGGCAGGCGGGTCAGGCCGAGGACGCTTACACGCAGGCGCAGAAGATGGCGCCGCTAGATCTCCTGACGCGTACCGGCCTCGGCGTGCTCTCGCTCGCTCCTGGTGGCGTCACCGACAGCAGCGGCTCGAGCTCGGGCAGCGGCACGACGTACGGCTATGGCACGACGAACAACGGTGGTGATTCGTGGCTCGGGGCTGCCCTCGGTCTCGGGATGAAGGCGGCGCCGCTGATCTTCAGCAGCGACCGCCGCGACAAGACCGACATCGACGAGCTGGGTATCGACCCGCTTACCGGCCTGCCCATGTACGCCTATCGCTACAAGAGCGACCCCAAGACCTATCCGAAAGTCGTTGGCCCCATGGCGCAGGATATGGCGGAGCGCGACGGCCCTTGGCGCGTCCGCGGAATCGGGGGCCACAAGGTGGTGGCGGGAGGGCTCGTCTGATGAACGGCTTCGACTTCAAGCCTGCGGGCAATCCATTCCAGATGTTGACGCCGGAAATGTTGGCCCAGGCAGCTGGCGCGGCCTTCCGACCGCCCCAGCCCATGATGATGTCCGGCCTCAACCTGCAGCCATCGTTGCCGCCGATGCAGCAACCACCGCCCAGCTTCACTTTGCGGGACGGCGTTGCGCTGGCCAGCGAGGCACTGAAGGACATCGGCAAACCCAAGAGCGGCGGAATCATCATGAACGCGGGACCGCAAGGCAGCGGACCAGGCGGTGCGTACACGATGGCCGATGCCATGCGTATGGCCGGCCTGACGGACTTTCTGACAAACCTGCCCGTCGGGGCCGGGGATTAGGAGCCAGCCTCCCTTTCACCAACGCCTCAATCCTTTCCGGGAGCCAATCATGGGAACTCAGCCAGTCGCAATCAGCCGTCAGACCGACGGTTGGAACTACGCCCAAGCCACCGGTGGCATCGTCAATACGACGACGGCCGTGACGATCAAGCCAGCCGCCGGCGCCGGCGTCCGCAACTACGTCACCGATCTGCAGATCAACACGGCGACGCTCGGCGCGCCGACAGAGCTCGCCATCCGGGACGGCGCCGGTGGAACCGTGCTCTGGCGTTGCCAGCTGCAGACCACCGCCATGCCGCTGATGGCGATCAACTTCCAGTCGCCCCTGGTCGGCTCCCCGAACACGCTGCTCGAGGTCGTGACGCTCACGGCGGTCACCGGCGGCGTGTTCGTGAACGCGCAGGGCTACGCGGGAGCATAGGGGACACCGATGGCCGACAGCCTCGACTATCTCCTGGGCAAGATCTCGGGCCAGCTGGATGGCCTGGAAGCCCGCATGGACGACATCAAGGCGAGCGTTGCGGAGGTGGGAGAGCGCCAACGCGAGACCGAGGGGCGGGTCGGCAAGCTCGAGCGCCGCGAGGCGCACCGCAGCGGCATCATCGCAGCGATCGCCGGCAGCGCCAGCCTCCTCGGTGGCGCCTTCGTCACGTTCCTGAGCAGGAAGGTTTGAAGACTATGAGCGATACGATTGAAGACCTGATCACGCGCGTCATCCAACGCGAAGGCGGCTACGTCGACAATGCCGCCGACGCCGGCGGACCGACCAAGTTCGGCATCACGCTGGCCACGCTGCACGATTGGCGCAAGTCGCCGGTGTCGGCCGTCGACGTCGAGGGCATGACCGAGCTCGAGGCCCGCCGCATCTACCGTGCCCGCTACTTCACCGGGACCGGCTTCGACCAGGTGAAGGACCCGCAGCTGCTCGAGTTCCTCTTCGACTATGCCGTCAACTCGGGCGTCGGCGCGCCGGCGGCGGCGCTGCAGAGCGTGCTGAAGCGCGAAGGTCTCTATGCCGGCGCCATCGACGGCGATTTCGGCCCGAAATCGCGCGAGGCGCTGGCCAAGGTCAGCAACTGGCCGGCGCTGTTCTACGCCGTGAAGTGCGAACGCTACGAACTGTTGCTGCGCTACGTCGGCCGCCGGCCCGACCAGGCGCAGTTCGCCACCGGCTGGGCCAATCGACTGGACCAATTCGAGGAAAGGATCGCCTGATGTTCGCAGCCCTCATTCCCGTGCTGACGCCGCTCCTGCAGGAGGCGTTCGGCCGGCTGTTCCCGGACCCCGCGCAACGCGACAAGGCGATGGCGGACTTCTTCTCGAAGCTGCAGCAGGCCGACCTGTCGCAGCTCGAGGTCAACAAGGCCGAGGCGCAGACCGGCAGCCTGTTCATTGCCGGCTGGCGTCCCTTCATCGGCTGGGTCGGCGGCAGCGCCATCGCCTGGCAGTTCCTGCTGAAGCCGATGTTCCTGGCCTTCGCCGGCTTCATGCCGGAGTCCTTCACCACCGCCGTGCTGAACGCGCCCACCATGGACAGCAACATGTGGGAGCTGGTGACGGCGATGCTCGGCATCGGCGCCATGCGCTCGTACGAGAAGCTGAAGGGCGTGGCGAGCAAATAGATCTAGGAGACGGCCATGGATATCGCTGCTTCCAACTGGAACGAAGACGACAATGCCAACATCACGTCGGCGCCCGATGGTGCGCCGGAGGGCATGGCGCCGAGCGGCGTGAACAACGTGCTGCGGGCGATGATGGGGGCCGTCAAGCGCTGGTTCAACTGGAGCGCGCCGAAGCTCACGGCCGGTTCGGCGACGGCATATACGGTGGCCTACAGCGTCGCGCCGGGGGCCTATGTCGATGGCATGTCGTTCCTGCTCGAGCTACACGCCACCCCCGGCGTCGGCGCGACGCTGAACGTGAACGGACTGGGTGCAATCCCGCTCCGCCATTTCTACAACGGCACCTGGTACCTGCTGCCACCGTCGTGGTGCGCCTCGGGCTCGATCTTACGGTTGGTCTATCACGCATCGTCCGGCGCGTTCCGCATCGCCGATTCCGTGCAGGCAATTCCGACCGGCACATCGCAGAGCAACCGCAGCGCGACACTGCCGGCCGGCTGGCTCGCGGAGGACGGCAGTGCCGTCAGCCGCACGCAATATCCCGCGCTCTTTGCCGCCATCGGCACGACCTACGGCGCCGGCGATGGAAGCACGACGTTCAACGTTCCGGACAGCCGCGGCTATGTCGATGCTGGTGTTGGCGGACCGCTTGGCGCGGCGCTGGCGCAGAAGCTTGGCGGTACCGCGAACAGTGCTGGCGTCAGCGTCAGTGTCGGTGTCAGTGGAACTTTGTCGGGCAGCAACGTCAACAACCTGGCGACCACCGGCTGGCAAGATGGTCCCGGCGGTTTCCACAGCGCGTGCGATCAATTGTTTGCGGGACAGATCGCGGTCCAGGTGTCGGGTTCGCTGGGAGGCAGCGGCAGCGGTTCGACCAGTGCCTTCAGCATCGTCCAGCCGACATTTGCCACCAATAAGATAATCAGGATCTAGCGGCCAGAAACGGCTAGATGAAGTGAAGAGAGAAGCGTTCGTTGATGCGAACGGACCTGTCGATCGTCCACTTGGAAGGCTGATTGATGAAGCTGCCCCATATGAGCCGCGTTGGCCGCACCAACACCTGCAGCGCCATCCGTTCTGCCGGAAAAGGCCGCGACGGCAGGGTGAAGTGCGGCGTAAGCGACGACCAGACGATGAAGTCGCCGGCGCGCATAAGCGGAGTCGTGGCCTCGGGCCCTTCACCGAGGATCTTGGCAGCCAGCGCCTGATGGTAGCGGTCATAGCGCTCCCCAACCGACCCCTCCTCTGGCAGGCCAAGCGCGGCCTCGGTGACCAGGCGTTCTCGCGGCCAAGAGATCACGGACGGCACACCGGATCCGGGGTTCATATCCTGAAGGGGTATCCAGACAGTGTGCGCTCGGCCATGTGGCGCAGTGTCAACCGACCAGCTGTCCAGGTGGATCTCTGTGCTGGGCGCGCTCATGAACAGGATCGTCTGGTGGATGGTGTAGTGATCCTCGCCGTCGAGCTCCTGCAGCCGATCGGCCAGAGCGCTGGACGTCACCAGCTGACGGAGCGCTCGCGACAGCGGCTCAAGTCCTTCTGGCAGCGCAACGTGGGCATTGAGGGGCGCATTCTTGATCAGGGAGGTGCCCGGCCAGAACTCATTGAGGTCCATCGTGTCGCCAGCGCGTCGGATGAGCCCAGCATAGGCTCCGATCTGTGTCCGTGCCATGTCGGCAATGGCGGTGATAGAATCGGTAGGCCATGCTTTGCGGAAGACTTGGTAGCCGTGGTCTCGGTAGTGTCGATACGCCTTGCTCGCCCAGAGTCTCATGCGGCGGAGACTGCCTCGCCTCGGGCGTCGGAACAAGCTATAGGCGCCCGATGCTGAGCTACGGAGGTTGCCATGGCGTTCGATCGGCTAGTGGGCCAAATGGCCGAGAAATGGCGCGAGGTGCTCGGCGGCGACGATCAGCAACAACGGCGGTTCTTGACCAGCCTCTTCAGGCCTCGACAGGCAGTAGAGGATCCCATTTGGCGACTGGCACCCGTGAGCCCGACGTGCGACTCCTGACCAGATGCGCGACCGCGCTCGGAAACAGCGAATATCCGATCAAGTCAATCAAGCTCCGCGAGGCGATGTAGCATGTTCTTTCGCAAGAAAACCGACGCCAGGCCGCTTGCACCTGTTACGACAGCGCCGGTTCCAGGGTCTCTCGAGCATCTGCGCGACAGCCAGCTCTATGCCGATGCAGTGGCTTATTTCAAGGACTACCCGGATCGATCGCTCATGAGCGACGAGTCTCGGGCGGTTCTGTTCTCGATCATCAGGACGCTGCGATCGAAGTACATTGCCGAGATCGGCACGTTCCGCGCTGGCACCACCGAGGTGATGGCGCGGGCGTGCTGGGAGAACAATTGGGGCATCATCTACACGACAGACCCCTACGGTGGGGATCGCTGTCCGCCGATCATCAGCTCATGGCCGAAGGATCTCAGCAAGTATGTGTCTTTCCATCCGCTGACTGCGATGGATTTCTTCGCCTACCTCGACCAGCGCCGCATCACGCTCGATCTCACCCTGGTCGACGGCAATCACGAGTACGAGTTCGCGCTGTTCGACCTGCAGATGGCAGCGCGCCGGACACACCCGTCCGGGATCATCGTCATGGACAATGCCGAGCAGAGCGGCCCTTTCGAAGCGGCACGTACCTTCCTCGGCGCCAACCCTGCATGGTGCGAAGTCGGAAACGCGGTCGCCTCGCACGATCCGTCCAATCCGTTCAACACGGCCAGAGCATCGATTCCCGATACGTCATTCATCATCCTGCAGGCGCCGCCCTTCATTGCGATCGGCCCTGGACCGCACTCCTGGGGGCAGCGGCGGATTGAGCGGCCGGCGGTCGGGGGGCTGACGCTCGATCTGGCGCGCCCGGCGAAGGGGACGTTGCACTATCACGTGATACTACGCAGCTTCCGGGAGAACCAGACGCCAGTCGAGCAAAAGGCGGTCGGCTCGGCCCGGATCGACGCCCCCGTTCAGAACCTCTCGCTGCCTTTCGACGAGGAGGTCTTGGTGGAAGCGGGAGAGGTGCATACCGTTGAGATCGATGTCTCTTGGCAAGGCACTGAGCCTCTGGCGCTGACGACGCCGCCCATCGCGCAAACCTAGAGGCCGGTGCGGGGCGGTGGCTCAGTCCATGACCCGGACGGAGAAGAACTTCGATACCTGCTCGAGCTGCAGCGATGTGCGGTCGTACGGCTGCTCGAGAAAGTCTCCCCACCGTTGGTCGGCCGGTCGGATCAGCACCTGCAGCGACAGGCGCTCGCTCGGAAACGACTGCGCGGGTAGCGTGAGATGCGGCGTCAGCGACGACCACACCATGAAATCGCCCTTCCGCATCAGCGACGTCACGATCTCCGGGCCGCCGCTCATCACCTTCGTGCGCAGCGCCTGATGGTAGCGCTCGTACCGATCGTCCCTCGACATCGCGTCCTCACGCGTGAGGCCAAGGTCATGCTCGGTCACAACCTTGCCCGCCGGCCACGGCACGACGCACGGAATGCCCGAGCGATGGTCGAGGTCCTGCAACGGTATCCACACCGTATGCGAGTGGCCAAGCGGCGCGGTGTCCACCGACCAGCTGTCGAGATGCAGCTCCGTGGTTTGCGCCGCGATGAACAGCAAGCACTGATGGACGATGTAGTGGCGTACGCCATCCAGCGCGTGCAGCCGTTCGCCGAGGGCGCCGGACGTGATCAGCGTGCGCAGGGCGGCGGAAAGCGCCGCCAGTTCGCCCGGCAGCGAGAGATGTGGATGCAGAAGGGGATTGCTGACAAGAGTCGTTCCAGGAAAGAACGTGTTGGCGGCAAAGGCACCGTCCTGTCGGCGCAAGGGGCCGGTGTAAGACGGAACGAGCCGCCGAGTCATATCCGCGATGGCGCCAATTCCCTCGGCTGGGAAAGCCCGCCTGAACAAGTGATAGCCCTGCTGTTCGTAGTGACGCCGGGCGGGGCTTTGGAACAGGCGGTGCAACAGCCCGCTCATGAGGCCATCATGCCGCGACCGGCCGCTTGTACTTCATCCCGCATCCTGCCATCGCCGTCGCGTGAGCCAATGGCGGACCCGGCGAGATTCGAACTCACGACCTCTGCCTTCGGAGGGAAGTGGCCGTACATGCCTATGCCTTTGATTTAGCGCGGCTATTCCTGCCGTGCCGGCCGCCGCGTGTCAACGGTGTGCCGTAGGTTGTGAACTCTTGGCTGCGCGCTTCCCCACGATGTTAGTTCCGCCAGGTCTGGCGGAACTCTTGGTCGAACCAGCGTTCGGCATCCTCCCGCGGCCCCGTTCGCGATCGGAATGTGAGGTAGTGACCGTAGCCCTTGCTATAGAGCCAAGTCAGGAATTCCGAGAAGCTTGGTTGGCCCGGATTGGTCAACACGATGCCCTTCTCGTCTGCCCAGAGGCTGCAAAGATGGCGGATGGCGGGCTCGGCTTCGTCCTTCGTCATGGTGGCCCTTGAGCGCTAAGTTTGAAATCACGGTTGGATGGACGGCCAAAGCGCGGCCACCTCGCCACACGCGGCCGTCACCTCCTTCAGGCGGGCCTTGGTACTGGCCGTCCCGGGGAAGAACTGCCCCGAGGCCACATCGACCACCATGCAAAGCTTCCCCGACGCCGTGCCTTTGGCCGACAGATGCTGATTGCAGAATTCGAACGTCACGGCCGACACGTAGCCAGCCGACTCCTTGCTCATGGGCTTGCTGGTGGGGAAGTGGAGCTTCAGGCCTCCAACCAATCCGCTGCCTTCGAGGATCACGTCTGGGCGCACGCTCACATCGGTTCCGTTGTAGTGAATCGGAGGCGCCTGATGGGAACCTAGCGAAGGTGTTGCGCCCTTCAGATCGATGTCATCGAGCATCCCCTCGAAACGCTCCAAGGCGTCGATGTTCCCGGTGATGCGACGCGAGTGCCAGATCGTCTCGGGGTTCATGGCGCCGAGCGCCTGCGCCTTCTTTTCGAGGATACCCAAGTCCTTCATGTTGCCCGCGATGAATTGGGCAATCGCCTCGACAGCCGGTTGGTAGTAAGGTCGTACAGCGTCGCTGGGGAACTTCGCGTCGTAGATAATCTGGCGACGTCGCGCGGGTCCGACCACGAGGTATTCCCCCAGCTTATTGGCGGACAGGCGTGGCTTCTTTGGCGTGGTCATGCGACCTCCTCAGGAGAAGAAAAATGGAAGACTACTTTTTCGAAGTACCACTCTCGAACGCGCGCACGCTTTGCTTCGGCCCTCTGACGAGGCGCGAAGCTGACTCAACCAATGCCGATTTCTGCGACGGCTTCGGTACCTACCTCTTCTTGGCCAACGCCGATGCTCCCGGCGAAGATGTCGACGTAATAGCCAAGGTCGTTTCGGTCGAAGCAGCGGAGCGCCTGCGCGCCGCGCTGCTAGGAAGATTTACGCCCAAGGCCGCGAAAGTGATGAGTTGAGGCAGCAGCGCTCGACCCGGCCGTGAAAAAGGCAGGATCGAGCGCCCTGAGTTGCCGAAACTAGAAGCGAGGCAGGCTCAGCAGGTTGTTGGCCTGGATGCCGTCCGGGATCGTCCGGACATACCGGCAGCCAATGAGCGACTTCGCCGGCATGATCTCGAGGTAGGCCCGCGGAGCGAAGACGTTGTTGTTCACGTAGTAGCGCCGGCCTGTGGTCTCCATGTCGGAGATGACCTCTTCGCGCGTCAGACGCCAACCGGGCCCGGCCAGCTCGACGATGTGCTCGAAGTCGACATAGATCCCGGCGTAGTTACTCAGCCGAATCTGGGTAACCATGCGTTCGCTGCCGGCGAGCAGAGCGGAAGCGAGCCCAAGGCCCGCAAACGGATTGCTAGTCACTAGATAGCCTCATCAAAAAGATGAGGGGCCGTTGAACAGCGCTTGACGGGCCTACAGTGGGGACTCCATTGTAAGTACCGCTTAACTTGAGCACATCCGGCACGGCCCCTCGGGGTTTGGCCGGAAACGAAGGGGGCCCTGCCAGGCCCCCTTTTTCGTTATCCAGTGCCAGTGTCAGGCAAGCCGCAATGCGGTGTCAAGGCCATGTGTATAAGTGGGGTGTGAATCAAGGCACACCCCCATATCTTCTGGTTCCTATTCGTCCTAGGTGCACAGCCGCCAGTTCCGCCGCGGGTAGTGTCCTAATTTGCCTGATAGGCGTCGAGCAGGATCGAGAATGCCGGTGGCTCCCACTTCTCCTCGAAGCACAGGACGATTTCTCCGTTGCGAACTTTGACTATCGGTCGGTCGTGCTTGTAGCGGTCGTCAAGGCACCGCTTGATAGACCGCCACTGCGCGCGAGGATAGGCGATGCAATATCGTGGCCTACCCACGATCTGATCGGCGCTCCGCCACGATAGCTGCCCGCACGGCGTCCAGGGGCGAGCGTATACCGCCCAGGTGCAGCACGGCATAGAATCGTCGCTTATCGCTTCCCTCGATAGGTGAGGACCAGGCATAGGCCCTGGTGGCCTTAGGATGGCCCTCCAGATCGAAGACGTGGATGACGCCCTGCCATACCGTCTTGCCTTGGAAGACCTCATGGACGGGCAGCTTTGTGACCAGCGTGGCCGTTCCCCCGTGCTGCGCCTCGACAGCCTTCCGCAACTCGTTGGAACTAACTTCCATGATCGCAATCTAGCATGGTTTTACCGCGCGCTCTTTCCGCACTTGGCACCTCCTTTCTAGCCAAGGTCTGTACTGACGCCGGATCTTGCGAAGTGGGCACACGAAGTACGGCTGGGCGGAGCAGACGCCGCCCATGATCTTGATCCCTTCACCCAAGAGGAAGCGGACGAATTGCTAGATTTTGCTGAGCTATACCTGATCTACGTCTACAGTCTTCCCGAGCGGCTGAGACTGCGCCGAGAAAAGGCGGCAGCTGAAAAGGAAAAGGCAGGCGGCTCAAATTAGGACACTACCCCGCCGCGCGCCGCCTTGACGGCGGCGATCAACTAGAACTTCGACAGCAGCCATAGAAGGACGGCAACGCCGATCCAACCGATGGCATGTCCAGTCATGCGGCCGAGCTTGCGCTCGCGCCCGCTCTGAGTGAGCGGGATGCCGATCTGGCGGCTTAGACGGGCCTTGGCGCCAGATATCCCGGCTGCCCGCCGCCATGAGAACGAGAAGCCATAGGTGCGACGTCGGCTCATGCGCTCACCTTCCTCGCCGCCGGCCCGATCGGCAGCTGCTCGACCACCGCCCGGCGCACGTCCGGCACGTCGTGGGCGTAGGCCATCAGGCTCTCGACGGTGAGCCAGCCAGCCTGGTCCATGGCGACGCGCATCGGCGCCTTCAGCGCGATCATGGTGGTGGCCAGCAGATGGCGGAACCAGTGCTGGGTCACCTGGCGCATCAGCCGGATGTCGGCGAGCGCTTGGCCGATGATCTCGCGCGCCGCGGCGATCGCGCCGACGGCGCGCAGCTCGAGCGCTCGGCCGAGAGCCTGACGCCGGCGAGCGGCGACGGCGCGCGCCCTGGCGTTGTTGAAGGCCGTGCGGTTGTGCCCGCTGAGGTCGTTCTCGGTCTTGTAGGACTTGCCGCGATGCGTCAGGAACAACGGCCCGTCGCGATCCCACAGTCGGCCGCGGATCTGGAGATAATCGCGTAGCGCCTGGCCGGCGGCGGGATGCAGCGAGGCCGTCACCGGCTCGCCGGTCTTCGTCGTCGGGAAAGTGATCTGCTCGCGCCCCTCGGCCAGGATGGCATCGCGCAGCCGCGGCTTCAGCACGGCCGAAGCGCGCTGGCCGGTGCTCCACTCGACCCACAGCTGCGGCTTCAGGTGCGCGCCGGCATTGTCGATGATCAGCATGATCAGGTCCGGCCTGAGCTCAGCGACGTGCCGCCGCTGGCGATGCTTAGGCTTGCGGGCGGCGGCGTCGCGCTCGAAATGCGGCAGGGTCTTGTCGCCGATCCATTTGCGCGACTTGTGGGCGCAGAAGTTCAGCAGCGACATGAAGCCGTTGAGGAAGCGCTCGCGGCTCGAGGGAGCGATGCCGGCCGTCTCCGATTCGGCGAGCGACGTCCACTCCTCGGCCGAGACGGTGGCGATGGTGCGGATGCCGAAGCGCAGGACGACGGTGCGCGCGATCTTGGCTTCGCGCCAGCCCGGCTTGCCGCTGGCGCCCTTACGGCGGGTCTTGAGCCAGGCCTCTACCGCGATCGAAGTGGGACGACTTGGCTGTCGGCCGTGAATGGCCTCGTGCCGCGCCTCGACCGCCCATGTGTCGCGCAGGGTTTCGGCGTCGGCGAGGCACTCGGCGATCGCCGGAAGGCCAGAACTCTTTCTAATGCGGCGTGAGCGTCGGCCGGCGTCGAGGGCGCCCACGCGCACGGTGCCGACGACGTGCCAGAAGCCGTCGCGCTCGACGACCTGGAGGCCGGGGCGGGCACGCTTGGCCTTGCGCTTGCGGCCTTTGCGCTGTCCTCCGCCACGATCGCCGTTTCCAGCGCCCGGTATTCTCTCTCGTTCCATCGCTTCGACCTGCCGACATTGTGATGGTGCTGCAACCGCTGCGCGTGACTCGGCCGGCGCCCGTCCTCGGTGAGGCGAGATTGCAGCCAGCGCGGCGACTTGCCAAGCCGGGCGGCGACCTGCTCGAGGGACTGGTGGTCGGTTGCGCGTTCGGCGATCATGGCTCGCCGTAGTCGACCACGACGATGCGGCCCTTGAATCGGCCGAGGCTACTGCCTTTGGGTTCGCCGGGGATGACCCGTCCGTCCTCAGGCATGAAGATGCGGTCAAGATCGATATCGGCGAAGTCCTCATCCGAAAGCGGCTCGGCGCGTCGCATGATGACCATCCAACCGCCGGGCAGAGCGAACACGATCGGGCACAGTTCCGGCCAGCCAAGCGTCGACATCTCCCGCTCGTGTATGCTGGCGAGCAGTCCGCGCAGGAAGTTGCGCCAGCCTCGGGTGAGCTTCGGAATCTTGATAGCCCAGCGACCAACGAGGAAGACCTCGCGCATTACCCCATCACGCTTCCATTCGATCCATTTCCTCATGATCTACCGTATCCCACGGCACTGAGGGCCTTGGCCACCAGATGCCAGACGTGCAGCTGCATGCGCGCATGCTGCAGCACCTTGCCCGCGCGCTGCACGACGCGGGAGTTCAGCGCCCTGGTGCCGCGGCCACGCAGCGTCTTGACCTCGTAGTCACCCAGCCGGTCGGTGCCGCCGACATTGCAGATATGGGCGCGGGCGAGCTCGGTGACGCTGCCGTCGCGGGCGCTCACCAAGTGGACGCTGACGACGATCATGCGTCGACGTTCCCGTGCTCAGCGCTTACCATCGAGTCGCTGAACAATACAGGACGATCGGCCATGACAATGCCTGTGCTCAACGACGACCAGATCGTCGCAATCCTCGCCGCCGGTGGCGGCTTACGCCTCAAGACTTCGGCTAAGCGCCCCGACGTCCTCGCGATGTATGCTTCAAATGCAAAAGCGGGGAAGGCGCATCTAACGCTGGTTGTCACTACTGTCCTGCACCACGCCGACCTGGTGATGATCGCATCGGCCGGCGGCGGCATGGTATCGTTCGAATGGCCGGACTGATAGCGGCTCACGACGGAAACTCCCGCCATTCGCGGCCGTCGAGCAGGGCGCCAGACTTCGGCTTCCCGACCAGCGCCATGCGATGCGCGCCGACTTCCTGCGGTACGACGTCGTGCGGGCAGTCGCTGCCGTCCGGCATGACGGCCTTCATGGTCTCGAAGCGGCCGCCGCCCTGGTGGTCCGACCATTCCTCGCGCGGCTCCCACGATCCCCATTGCTTGAAGAAGAACGGCACGGCCGCCGGGACGCACTGGTTGCGCACGGCCCGGAACCAGTCGGGATGCGGCGCCCACGGCCACTTGCCGCTAACGCCCCCGGCGATCACCTGGGCGCGCTTGCCGAGCGCAAGGAAGTCGGGCGGCAGGACAAGCGGGCCCATGGCGGGCTCGTAGGAGACGAAGATGGTGAAGCCGATGGCGGCGAGCTGACGCAGATGTGGCCAACGCTGGTCGAACTCCGGTCGCCGCTCAGCCGAGGCGCCGAGCCACAGGCGTTGGCACACCAATCGGCCGAAGTTCGCTTCCGGCGCGAAGTTCGGCTTGCCCAAGAGCGGGTGGTGGAAGTCGTAACAGCGGCCGCTGATCAAAAGATCCTTGAAGTATTCGGCCATCACATCGGGCCGCTTCGTCAGCAGCTGGCCGATGTGGCGCGAGTAGAGGATGCCAGCGATCGTGCGATCGATGTCGGCACGCGGTCGGTCCTTGTGGAACAGGTCGCACATATCGCCGACGAAGATCAGCGACGGCTTGCCGGCACCGAGCTTTGGTTGCTTGGCGCCGCGCCAGCGCACCGGCCAGCTCCAGACGTCGTGATCGGCAGCCGCGGCCGTCATCTTGCCGTTGAACACCGGCCGGCCGCTCTCGCTCGACGTCGTGCCGGCATAGAGTGGATGCTGGGCGAGGCGCGTGCCGGCGAGCCCCATGGCATAGCAGGGCTTGCAACCAGGCGAGGCAATCGAGCAGCCACCGACCGGGTTCCACGTGGCGTCAGTCCATTCAATGGAGGTGGTGGCGCCCATGATGCTACGCCGCTTCACTGGTTGGCATGTTCCCGGCAGGCTGTTCGTCGGCATGGTCGACCGATCGGCCGCCGGCCTGCCTCAGCGGCACGTCCTCGTCGAGCCGGCCGCGCGTGACGATGTCGGACACGCCGACGGTCGGGATGTCGGCAGGCCGCCAGATCTTGCCGCAGCTGGCGCAGAGATGCGACCGATGCGGCTCGTTAAGCCATCCGTTGGCCGGATCGGCCTGGTCGACGTGCCGCGTGCCGCAGAACGGGCAGAACAGCACCATGGGAACCGGCGCACGGGCAATCGCCAGGTTCTTCCAGTATTCGACGCGACCCAGCACGCCGGCATGCACGTCGACGTCGACCAGGAAGGCGCGCCGCTTGGCGTCGATGACGCCGATGCCGAGCGCCAGGGCAAGCCGCGCCGCCTCCTGGCCGGTGCTGGGCGTGGCGCGCAGCTCGTCGAGCAGCTTTTCCAGCCGCCCGGCGAGCTCGGGGGTGATGAGGTCGGTTTCGTAGGCCATCACCGCTCCTTCGGCGCAACCCCGCGCAGCGGCGTGAGGCCGGTCTCTTCCGTGACCTTCTCGATCGCCTGGGTGAACACCTCCTCGATCACCCGTTCCGGCTGGTGCAATTCGAGGAACCAGGTCACCTTGCCGTTGCCGGCGCGGTAGCGCAGGTGGACGGCCATCAGGATCGGCGGCCCATTGTGCAGCACCGGGATGGCGATCAGGAAGGCGTTCGGCGGCTTGACCCGGTCGACGCCTTGGCCGTTCTCCTCGGAGAACTCGATCGTGTGCTCCCCGGTGTCGCGGTCGATCTTCTGGTTCGCCCGCGCCGTGGCGTTGATCTCGATGCCGCGCGTCAGCTTCACGATCTCGGCCGGCATGGCGAACTTCTTGCCGAGCGTGACCACCAGCTTGCGGATCTCGGGGTCCTGGCTCTCGAAAACCTCGTTGCCCTGGCCGTCGATGCTGTAGGGCGGCGGCATCACGTCGGCGATGCGGCGCTCGAAGAACTCGGCGAACTCGGCTGGGCCCATGCCGCTCCTGCTGGCCTTGGTCCACTCCTGCCACTCGCGTGAGAATGGGAAGGCATAGACGCCGCGGTGCCGGCCGAAGCGCGCCCTCTCTTCGGCCGCTTCCGCGCCTTCGAGGTCGTGGTCGATCACGGCCGTGAGCGACAGCGCGTCCGGGTTGTCGATCGCATAGATCACCGAGCCCGCGTCCTTGTGACGGTTGGTCCAGGCGATGAAGCTGGCGAGGTCGTTCAGTTGGGTGGTGCCCGCGCGCAGCACCGGGCGCTGGCGGTAGTCGTTCAGCAGCGGCTTCAGCGACTTGACCTCGTAGCCCTGCGGCACGAGCAGCACGCTGGCATTGTCGACGGTGCAGCCGGATATGGCGACGACCTGGGGCTTGCGCTCCTGCTCGGCGATGAACGCGGCGAGCTTGGCGAGGCCACCGTCCTCGCTGGAGAAGGTGACTTTGGGGGCTTCGGCCATGACGATGATGTCTCCTCGTGAGTTGGAACGCTGGACTACGCTTCGCCGCGGGGTTCACCGCGCCCGCGTACGACTTCCTGGAAGGCGAACTTCTGCTGGCGCGGGTTCTCCGGCACCAGGCTGTTGTGCTCGTTGGCCCACATGAACTCCGTCGGCGCCGGCGCTTTGGGGGCCTTGGTCTTGATCTCGGCGGTGAGGTCGTAGCCGCCTTTCTTGCGGTTCAGCTTGAGGGTGAGCTGCAGCTCGCCCTTGGACTGCTGGACGCCATGGTCCTGCTCGAGCTGCTCCATCTTGGCCACGAGCTCGCGCAGGTCGTCCGTCAGGCGCTCGACCAGTTCGCCGTTTTCGAAACGGCCAAGGAATTGCAGGAAATTGGGTCGCACATTCGCGACTGAGGGGACGTCGGACATCGGTATCTCCTTGTGGACGGGAAGCACTTCACCCATTAGCAACCTCGGTGGGGGCGTTGAGCGGCACGGCCACCGATGCGCTCGGCGGTGGTGACGCAGAGATGGCGCACGCGCGCGTTGTCGGACTGCTGGTAGAGCAGCGAGAGCGAGAACAGCGCGGCATTGCGGTCCATCGCCTTCTCGTCGAACAGGTGGCCGATGCGCCAAGCACGCTCGGTCGCGGCCTGCAGGGTAAGGGCGGCCAGGCTCACTTGCGCTCCTCCTTCAGGTCAGGATCTTCGCCGGCGCCTTGCCACGGCAGCGAGGTGAGGTCGGCGCGCAGCAACTGGCGCTTAGTCACGGCATCGACCAGGCGGAAGGGATAGACCGCCCAGATGCCGGGCTTGGGGATGGTGCCGTCGCGTTGGACGCGCGGGATGCTGCGCACCTTCACCATGCCCTTGCCGACGCGGGCCAGCAGCTCGACGGTCTCCGGCAACTGCTTCTGGTGCGCTGGCCGTAGGATCGCGAGCCGATGACCGTCGGCGGAGCGCGCCGGCGGCCGCGGGTCGCTGGTCGCGACGGTGTCGGGGATGGTGAAGGCGTGGCCCATCACTGTCCTGCCATCTGCCGCACGATGTCGGCGGGCAGCGTCTTGCCGTCGGGACAGTAGAGGCGGGCGCAGTCGCCGGAGTTGGCGAATTGGGCGATGACGTGCACGCGGCCGTCGATGATCTTTGCCACGCAAAGGGGCCGCTCATGCGTCGCGTCGACGAAGAAAAAGAGGTTTCTCCGTGTCGTCTCCGGCATGGCGAGCAGGCGGTCGGGATGATCGGCCGCGACCATGCGCTCGAAGCGCGAGGGCGGCAGAACGTGGCCGACCAGACTCTGGGCTTCGCTCGGGCTCATACGGCCATCCTTTCGACGCGGGCAGCGCGGCGTGCGTCAGTGAAGTGCTCGGCGATCTCGGCGCCGGTGAAGCCCGCAGCCTCGAGGTCCTCCCGGGTCACGCAGCCGTTGGCACCGACGGCGCGCGCGATCGTGTCGGCCATGCGGGTGCGCGTGTGCGTCGGCGGCTCCGGCTCGGGCAGGCGGCGATAGACGGCGAGGCCGGACGAGAGGACAGGGCGATCGTGCGGGATGCCGGCGATCTGCTCATGCAAGCGACGGATGCGCGCGGGCGGAAGGTCGAGGCCGACCAGGTCGTCGATGGCGATCACGCGAGTTCCACCGACCAGATCGGGGCCGCGCCGCCGCCGCCCTCGAAAGCCTGGCCGCGGCGCAGGCTCTCGCGCAGGCCGCTGAGCTCGCTCTCGCTCAGGAAGTTGTCGATGAGGAACAGGCCGAGCGTGGTGCCGGCCTGCAGGATCTCGCCGTCGAGCCGGACGGTGACGCGGATGTCTTCGGTGATGGGCCGGGGCATCGACGCTCCTCGTTGGATTGCGATGCCCCCTGCAGCGCCCTCCTCTCGGGAAATGCGCCGCAGGGGAACCGCTTTTCCGATGGCGAACGGGAAACCGTCGTTACTCGGCCGACCGTCCGATGGGACCCCACCGGGCCTCCCCCACGACGGGCGAGACGGGCTGAACGATACAAGTTGGATCGTTTAAGATCAATACAAATCGTATCGTTATGATTTGTGGATGAAATTCACGATCTTGACGTCGGCCGGCGGCTGTCGAACCCTTCGCCGGGGCAGGGGGAGAAACACCGTGTTGATAATCGGCTGGATTGTGCTGTGCTTCGTGGTTGCCTGGGCGGCCAGCCAGAAGGGACGCAGCGGCGTTGGCTATTTCTTCCTGAGCCTGTTCCTGTCGCCCCTCATTGGGCTACTGGTGTTGATTGTCGTGCCCTCGAAGGTGGCGCCGCTCGCCGCGGCATCAGCGGCCGCGCCGGCTCTGAAGCCGTCAAGCTCCACGGGCGACTACATCGTCTGTCCGTCATGTCGGCGGGCCAATAGTGCGGTATTCCGCACGTGCAGCTACTGCAATCAACCCCTGCGGCCTGAGCCCGAAAGGACCAAGCGCTGCCCGTCGTGTGCCGAGGAGATCCTGGCGGCGGCGAGGAAATGTCGATATTGCGGCACCGATCAGCCAATCGATTCTGTGGTGCCGCTGGAAGCACCATTGCCGAACCCCCAGCCGCGCCCGCTGCCAGCCGGCTACGGCCTGTGTCCCGACTGCCGCAAGCAACGGCCACTCAATAGCGAGCGCTGTCTCAAATGCTTGTCGACGCTGAAGACTGACGCTGCATAGCGACGTCTAGTCCGCGACCTCGACGTCCTCGAGGCCACCGAAATACGCCCAGCCGATGCGCGCGATCATGCGCACTTCGACGTCGGGGATAATGGGCGAGGCGGGGTTGATGCTGATCAGGTGGAACAGCCCGCGCTTGCTGCCTTGCAGAAGCCGCTTGAGGAAACTGCGGCCATCCACGAGCTCGATCAGCACGGGGCGATCGGGAATGCGCCGCGGCGATGGCGGGTCCTCCCAGCCCTTGTAGAACAGCAGGTCCCGGTCGCCGTACATCGGCATCGCCGAATCGCCGCGAATGGCGACGGCGCCGCCGTCCTGGTAGCCCGGCGGGGCGTGGATGTAGCCGATCGGCGCGTCGCCCGGCACGGGAAACACCTGGTCGCCCGCGCCGACGAAGTGAGTGACTTCGATGCTGGAGCCGTCCGGCCGCTCGTCGCCGAAGGGCCGGAGCGCCCCATGCGCGCCCTTCACTGTGGGTAGTTTCTTCAGGCCTTTGGGCGCCGTCCCGCGGCCATAGAGCAGCCAGTCGGTGGTGACACCGACATGCCGGAGGCGGCGCACGTAGAGGTCGGCGGCATCGGTCGGGATGCTGTCCCGATTGATGTGCTGCCGCACTTTTATGGGGCTCTCGCCAATCGATTCGGCGAACTGCGCGACCTTCTTGAAGCCCGCAAGCTCGATCGCCTGGCGCAGCCTTTCGCCCTGGGTTGCCATGATACAGTTTGTATCAGCAGAAGCGATACAATTTGGCTTGCATGATTTCGAGCCAATTTGTATCGTTCCGGGCATGGCGGCTCCGTCAACATACACCGAGGTCATCAACCTCTGGCCCAAGCCTGCGCCTGTGACCTTGGGCGAGGACATCGACGAGGCGCCGGGCACCGTTCGCCAGTGGCGCAATCGCGATGTGCTGCCTGAGTACAAGTGGCTCGACGTTGTGAAGTCGGCCGAGCGGCGGGACATCCGTGGCGTGACGCTGGAAGTCCTGGCGAGGATTGCGAAAGCGAGGGCGGCGTGATGTTGGCTCTAGTTCTTCGCGCCTGTCGCTGGCTGAGCTGCCAACTCGATATCGTCGAGCGCGCGCTTGAGGTCCGCCAACGCGGCCAGCGGAAACCGCAGATGAACGATCGGATCATCGACTGGTGCCGCGACGCCGAGGGCGGCATCTACGCGAAATTTCCGAGCGGTGAGCGTGAGATGGGCCACGCCATCGCGCACTCCCAGCGTCTGGATGCGGTCGAAAAAGATGAGCGGCGCGCTGTCCATGTCGTGTCTCCGCGTGGGTCGGGAGGCACTTATAGGGTCTTTGAGCGCCTGAACAAGGCATCGGCGATCCCTGTGATACCTCGGCGAAGCGGGGCGGCATGAGCATGCTGGCTTTTGACGTACCTGGGGCCAGCAACACCCACACCGCCTCGCCTGAGGGATCGGCCGCGACCGCGACGATCCGGGTAAGCCAGCACGCTACGCAACTCATCGGCGCAGAGACTACGCGCAATGGTTGCGATGCGCTTGTCCAAAAAAAGGGGGCAGGCCGTACATCAATGCCGGCGCGAGCGCCATGGTCGGTTGTCGGTGAAGCGGCACCGCTCGCACTTCACCGTTACGAGCTTCACCCCGTCCCAGTTGGGATGCGGTTCGACGGTCAGCAGATCGAGCCGACCTTCAAAGCAGTTCGGGCAACTGAGCAGGATCTCGGCGAGCTCGGGAACGGGATCGGTCATGGCTGATGCTACCTCGACCCTTGCATCGCATTCCTTGAACACCTGGTTCAAGGGCGAAAGGTCGGTCTCAATGGAGAAGACGACGTTGCTGGGCGTGAGTGTGCGGCCTTGGCAGAACGGCAAACGTCTGACCGTCGAGATCCAGCACCAGGGCAAACTCGAACTCGATCTGCCGTTCGATGTCGCGGCGCATCTCGCCGGTCTGTTGACCGCGCCCAATCCGAAGAGCGATCCATCATGACCAAACTGCGCGACCCCGATTCGATTGAGGACGCCTGCCGCCTGGCGGCCGCCATGCTGGGCGACGAGGCGATCTCGACGGCGCTGCGGGCGAAGGGCCTGCGGTGCTCGCCGTCGCTGATCGCCAAGTGGAGCAACCCCGACGAGCCGCACACGCCCTCCCTGGAACAGGCCCTGACAATCGAGCTGCTGCTGATCAAGAGCCAGAACGAGGGCGTCTTCGGCAAGCTGTTCGATCGGCTGAAGCCACAGCAGGCGGTCGGCGAGGAACGGTTGCGGCCAATGCAGGCAGCCTCGCGTGTTGTGCGCTCGGCAGCCGAGCTGATGGACGAGATCGCCAAGGCCGACGCCGACGGCGTCATCGAGCCGCACGAGCTGATCACTCTGCTGGCCGCGCTCGAGCGCGTGCAGAAGGGCATCGCGCCGCTCAAGCGCTCGTTGTTCGCCCGCATGAAGAAGCAGGGCGTCGTGATCCCGCCGGGCGATGCCGGCGACGTGAAACTCCCGCGGTCGGTGCTCGGCGCCGGGGATCGGCGGCCACACAAAAGACGGTGAATTTTCGCGGGGTAGAGCAGCCCGGAAGCTCGCCTGGCTCATAACCAGGAGGTCGCCGGTTCAAATCCGGCCCCCGCTACCAACGACGCAACGACAACAGGAGCGGGGCTCCAAATGATGGCAGAGCCAAGGGAAATCGATACTCCCGGTGCGTTTCCCGTGAAACGCTTCACCCAGAAGCGCGGCGACGCCACCCGGGCGAAGCTGATCGACGCCGTCATCGCCTTCGCCAACGAAGGCCATTGGCGCGTGTCGACACGGCAGCTCGGGCAGTATGTCGGCGTCCGTCACACTGCCGTGCACCGGCATTTCGGCCACGTCGACCTGCTGCGCCGCGTCGTTGCCCGCGCGCACTGGCACCGGCTGCCGCTGCCTGGTGTGTTGATCGACTATCGCCCGGTCCTGGCGTGGGCCCTCCTGGTCGGCGAGCCGCGCAAGGATCTGCCGTGAGCTCGCTGGACGTGCGCCTGCTGGCGAGGGACCAGGGCGATGTCCGCAAGCGTCCCTGGATCAGGCGCAATCCGCCGCGCGTGCGGACGTCGTTCTGGCGCCGTGCGTCCCGCAGCGTGCGCAGGCGCCTGAAGGCTGCGTGGCACAGCGACGAGGTCTGCCTGTCGATCGCCGAGCGCTTCGGCACCACCGTGCCCACGCTGCGCCGCATCGCCCGCGCCGAGGGCTGGCCGTTGCGCCGGTCGGGCCCGCGCGCGCTCGTGTGGAGCGACGGCGAGCTGAAGCGGATCGAGCGCGCCTGGCGTCACGCCGCCGCCTCCCAGGAAGAGATCGCCCGCCGCTTCCACACGGGCGCGCCGACGCTGCGCGCGCTGGCGCGCGCCGGTGGCTGGACGCGGCCGAACGAGGAGATGCCGTCATGCAGATGATCCATCCACCGGTGAAGCCGGACCCGCGCATGCGCTGGCCGCTATGGGAGGCCGCCGGGATGATCCGGCTGGCCTATGACCAGCGCGCCGGGGTGCGCCAGAGCTGGCCACCGTTGCCCGTGGTGATGGCGTTGCTGGCAGGGCTGGCGATCGGTTGGGGGCTGCGATGAACCACAAGAACATCCCGGCCGCAATCCTGGCCGAGCGGAAGCGGCAGCGCACGGACGAGCGCTTCACTCTCGCCCATGATGACCAGCACGTCGACGGTGATCTGCGCATCGTGGCGCAGGCCTACTACTGGCACGCCGTTCGCAGCCCTTCGCTCGGCTGGCAGACCGTGCCGGCGTGAAGCACGACCGTCGCCGCGTCCGCGTTCACCAAGCGCTGCAGTCTGCATTAGAGCGTGCCGAGCGCCGAGCGCTGAAACTCGAGGCACTGAAGAAGCAGGGCGGCGGCTGCCTCTACTGCTTCCTGCCGCTGGAACCGGACGAAGCCACCGCCGAGCACCGCAAGGCGCGGAAGCGCGGTGGCCTGGACACGGCGCGCAATATCGGAGCCGCTTGCGAACCTTGTAATCGGGCGAAGGGACACCTTCCCGAGCGCGTGTTCTTGCGGGCCATCCGGCGTCCCGATTTCCAGCGTGATCCGTGGCCGCTCCACCTTGCAGGCATCGAGATCATACTCCGGCGACGGACAGCGCTCGCGTGCAAGCGGCTGGCTCAGATCGTCGAGCCTGCAGGGGCGGCGGTATGAGGAAGATCCTCGTCGCCGATCTCTTCTGCGGCGCCGGCGGCTCTTCGACCGGCGCCAAGCAGGCGATCGAGATCGACCTCGGCCGCATGATGGACCTGACGTGTGTGAACCACTGGGACCGCGCGATCGAGACACACGGGCGCATGCATCCCGAGGCGCGCCACTACTGCATGGACGTCGCCTCGGCGCGGCCGATCGAATGCGTTCCCGGCGGCAGCCTCGATCTGCTGATGGCGTCGCCGACCTGCACCTATCACAGCCGTGCGCGCGGCGGCCGGCCGACGTCGGACCAGCAGCGCATGGACCCGTGGCACGTCGTCACCTGGCTCACCGAGCTCAACGTCGCGCGCCTGCTGATCGAGAACGTGCCGGAGTTCGTCGACTGGGGCCCGGTCGATGCGCGTACCGGCCGGCCGCTCAAGTCGAAGAAAGGCCAGTACTTCCGCGAATGGATCGCCACGCTCGAGCGCCTGGGCTACCGCGTCGACTGGAAGATCCTGAACTGCGCCAACTATGGCGACGCCACGACGCGGCGGCGGTTCTTCCTGATGGGCCGCAAGCGCGGGCCGATCCGTTGGCCCGAGCCGACACACACCCGTGAGCCGTTGCACGATCTGCTGGCGCCCCTGCAGAAGTGGCGGCCGGCGCGTGAGTGCATCGACTGGGCGCTGAAAGGCCGCTCGATCTTCGGCCGCAAGAACCCGCTGGCGCCGCGCACCATCCAGCGGATCTATGCCGGCGCCGTGCGGTTCCGGTGGCCCGAGCCCTTCCTGGTCGTGCTGCGCCAGCACATGGCGTCGCGGTCGATCGATCTACCGTTGCCGACGATCGCGGCCAACGGCGGCCATATCGGTATCGCGCAGCCGGTGCTGATTAGGTCCGACGCGCACGGCGCTGCGAAGCTGCGCCCGCGCTCGCCGAATGAGCCGGTGCCGACCATCGTCGGCTCGGGCGGCATCGGGATGGCCGAGCCGTTCATGATCGGCCAGCACCACGACCGGCCGCTTCGCTCGGTCGACGAGCCTGCCGCGGCGATCACGACAGTCGCGCGCATCGGCATGGCCGAGCCTTTCATCCTTCAAGCGGCGCATGGCGACAAGCCTACCGAGCGCGCGCCGTCGAATCGGCGCGTGAAGCCGCTCGACGAGCCACTCGGCACCATCCATGCCCAAGGCGGCAGCTATGGCGTTATCGATCCCTTCGTGGTCGGCGCCGGCGGTCCCGAGTATGCCGGCAAGCCGAAGTCGGTCGACGCGCCATTGGCCACCGTCCTGACGGACGATCGCCGCGCCCTGGTCGAGCCGTTCGTGCTGTCGCAGGCCTCCGGCGGTGCGCCGCGTGACGTCGGCGAGCCTCTGCCGACGATCGTCACGGGCGGCCAGCGCGGCAGCGGCACGGCGCTGATCACGCCCTACTATGGCGGCAGCCAGTCGGCGAAGAGTGTCGAGCAGCCGCTCGACACGGTCACGACGCTGGACCGCTTCGGCCTGATCGTGCCGACGACGCATGCCGACGGCGCCAACCGGGCGCGGGACGTCACCGACCCGCTGCCGACCTTGACGACGGCCAAGCGCGGCGAGTTGGCGTTCATCACGGCATCGTTCGGCGAGCGCGACGGCCAGCTGCCGCGCACGCACGATATCGCGATGCCGATGCCGACGATTCCGGCACAGGGCAGCGTGCGCCTGGCCGAAGGCGCGGAGGGCGACGAAGCGCCGGCCGGCCTCGAGGTCGAGGGCCAGCGCTACGACATCCTGTTCCGCATGCTCCACTGGCGCGAGCTCGCCCGCGCCATGTCGTTCAGCGACGCCGAACAGGAATACGAGTTCGCCGGCAACAAGACAGAGATTACCAAGCAGATCGGCAACGCCGTGCCGGTACGTACTGCGCGCGCCTTGGTGCGGTCGGCGCTGTGGGACATGGCGGCGTAGATGCGCGCGCCACTTCTTTCGAGATACTTAGTCTTCGCCGACTATGACAAGTCGGCGAAGACGAGCCGCCTGAGCGGCTTGATGATGGGTGCGCTACTTGTGCCGCTCACGGCCGCTGCTCGCGGCCCGTTCCTTTGGTTTGAGCGCCCGTTCGATGATGCGTGCGCCCCCTCTGGATACGGCGGCGTCGACGTCGACATTCCTGATCAAGACGCGCTCGCCACTGATGATGTTGTCATCGTCTGCGGCAGAGATGAAGAACGTTTTGGCTCTGCCGATCGCTTCCATAATGCCCGCTGCCTTGCGAGTGGAGCCAGTCACGATCGGCTGAATAAGATAGCCCTCTCCACCGTGGAGTTGATTCACTGCTGCCTGGGCCATTCCAACAAAGCCAGAAGCGGCGGGAGCTACGCCCACGGCCGGCGAGCTCTCCTGGCGAAGTCGCTGATGTGCGGCTTCGGCGAAGAAACCGGACCGCGTCAGACCAGCAGCCTTGGCTGCGCGATCCACGCGGGCCAGCAGGCCCTCGTCGATCGAGAGCGAGATCTTCACACTTCGACCGGGCGCCTCCACGCTGACGAAAGCGCGGGCGTACTCCTTGACATCAGGATCGCGGGGCACGTCCTCGAATTCAGTCGGCTCGGGAATATCCTCGCCTTCTTCAACGAGATCGATGAGATGGTCGGCGGCGATATCCGCCAGGTTACGCAGAACCTCGCCGACGCTCGCACCGGCCGCGGTGGCACCGGGCAAGTCGTGCAAATGGGCGAAGAAGCGGCCTTCCTTGTTCCGCTCGATCACCGCGACGTAGGGCTGCAACATGATATCCATCGCACCAGGGTTGAGCTGGCACGTCCTCTCTTTGCTCTTGCCGGGCGACCCGCCCGGCGGGGGTTGGCGGCCGTTGCGTCATCGGAGCTTTACTCCGGACTGACGCACGATGCTCTTGACGGTTCCGATGGGTATGTCGCGCTCGGGGTGGGGAACCGTGACCTTGCCCTTGCGTGTCGGGTGCTTCAGCTGGACGTGGCTGCCTTTCTTGGCGACCTGCTCCCAGCCTTCCGCCGCCAGCTTCTGAAGGATAACCCGACTTTCCATACCCCGTCTCCATTAACACCTCGAGTAGGTGGGGAGAAACGGTGCATTTTTCAATGTTATGGGGCAGAAAGTATGGAGTTATGGCTCACGGGTGAGGCAGAAATGCCACACCACTGCCATTTATCTCATATTTTCAACGCATTAGGCTGCGGATCGGCGAGGGCCGTGGCGTGAGCCACGTCCACGTCTACGAAGGCGACATGCGCCAGGTGCTGACGCGGCTGAAGTCGCTCGGCACCCAGGTGCATTCAGTAGTGACCGATCCGCCCTATCACCTCACCAGTATCGTCAAGCGCTTCGGCGCCGACGGCGCGGCGCCGGCGAAGGCCAAGCAGACCGGCGCCTATGCCCGCGCCTCGCGCGGCTTCATGGGCAAGCAGTGGGACGGCGGCGACATCGCCTTCGATCCGGAGACGTGGCGCCGCTGCTATGACCTGTTGCTGCCGGGCGGCCGGCTGGTCGCCTTCTCGGGCGATCGCACCTATCACCGCATGGCCTGCGCGATCGAGGACGCGGGCTTCATCATCGTGCGCATGAACGCCTGGCTCTACGGGTCGGGCTTCCCCAAGAGCCACGACTTCGGCGCCCAGTTCGACAAGCAGCTGCTCGGCATCGACCGCGACGAAGATCCCAAGGACTGGGAGATGTCGCGCTCGCACTTCGCCACCTGGTGGGAGGGCTGGGGCACAGACCAGAAGCCCGCGCTCGAGCCGATCTGCGTGGCGATGAAGCCGCTCGACGGCACGGTCGCGGGCAACGTGGCGAAGCACGGAGTAGGGGGCATCAATATCGACGGGTGCCGGATTGGCGGCCCGACGAACACGCTGCGCACGCAACGGAATGGCCCGAAGTCGTTCCCTCATAGCGACGACAATTGGCGGTCGCATGTCAGCATCAGTGGCCAGACCGACAAGGGCCGCTGGCCGGCGAACGTCCTGCACGATGGCAGTCCGGAGGTGCTGGCGGCGTTCCCTTATTCGTCCGGCCAGCACAGCAGCAACGATGGCGACGACGAAGCGCTGATCGGCAACGTCTACAAGCCGCGCCGTCGCACGCCGGCCGACGAGCCTCGAGGCGATGAAGGCAGCGCGGCGCGCTTCTTCTACTCGTCGAAGTCCGACGCGGCTGATCGTCTGGGCAGCAAGCATCCGACGGTGAAACCAGTCGACACGATGCGCTGGCTGGTGCGCCTGATAACGCCGCCGGGCGGCGTCGTGCTTGATCCGTTCGCCGGCAGCGGCACGACTGGTATGGCCTGCCTCGCCGAGGGCTTCGACTGCATCCTGGTCGAGCGCGAGGCCGAATACGTCGCTGACATCCGCCGGCGCCTCGCCCATGTGAGGGGCGACGACACACCGCTCTTCGCCGCGGGAGGCTGAGCCATGACCCGCCGCCTGCCACCATCCGACCTCAACCGCAGCAAGGCCAACCTGTCCGCCGCTGCAGCGTCGGCGATCGGCAACATCTTCGAGGGCTCGCGGCCATGGGAGGTGCGCGCGGGCCGGGCGGCACTCTATCGCTTCCGGCCGGATCTCGGCGTCAGCGACGATCTCGATCACGAGCTGCATATGTGCATGTGGTGGCGCGACGATCGCTACTTCATCCGCGTCTGCCAGCTGTTGCGGCATCACGGCATCGGCGCGCAGTGGGGCGGCTGGTGAGCAGCACCAAGACGTTCGTCATCGCTGTGAAGCCACGCGACGTGCTGGTCGACCTCAAGGGCCTGCCGGACTTCGCGACCAACGCCTATATGCGCTTCTGGATGCTGCACGCCTTGCACGGCGAGCCGCTGCCGCCACGCGAGGAGAAGAAGCCGCGCGAGGAGTGGGACGCCTGGTTCCGCGACAAGCTCGACATGAAGAACGTGCGCACCTGGATAAAGGCGCGCGACGAGCTGCTGCGGCTGGCGAAGATCCGGATGACCGACGACGGCCGCCTTTACATTGCCCGCACCATGCGCGAGGCCGAGCGCCGGCGCGGCGGCGACGAGTCGAAGTGGGGCGGCGATTCCGACCAGGGCGGCTTCGAGTTCACCGGCGTGCACTGGGCGCAGACGCCCGAGGGCCGTGCCGAGCATGGTCCCTCTGTGGATGATCCGGTGGAGAAGACTGTGGACGTTCCGGGAAAACTGGCCACTTCGGCGGAAGATCGGCCGAACTTCGCCCGAACATCGCCCGAAGATCGCCCGATCTGGCTTTCCAACCCATTGATTTTGCGAGGAAGAGCGGACTCCTCTTCATACTCATATTCCAAGTCTGATCATGAGGTTGTTGTTGTCAGACTCGGTGCCCCGCGCGCGCGAGGCGACCCGCTGCGCCTGTCGGCATGAGGCTCGGCAGGATCGAACTTTGGGGCGAGGAGCGTGCGATGGACGGCAGGCAGCGGGTGGTCGTGGAGACCAGGCTCGATGAGCGCGGCGGCGGAAGGCTGGTCAACGGCAAAGTCGTGACCAGGACCCGGCATGCCCGAACGCGGTTTGTCGCTGATCCGACGCCATCACCAGCACCACCTCGAGAGCCAGCGCCTGGTCATGCATGGGAGCCCCTGACGGTGCGAGCTCGCCTGCATCGGATGGCCGATGTGTTCCGGAAACTGCCGCACACGCCCGACACCAAGCCCGGCGGCTATCGGTCGTGCATGCCCGAGCCAGTTCGGGAAATCTTCAAGGATCAACCCGGGGAGCCTATGCGGCTGCCGGTCCCGCCCGAGGACTACAGGGCTGCGATGATCCTTCTCGACATCATCGTGGGCCTGACCGATGAGCAGCGCATCGTCCTGTGGGGCATCGCCGCGAAGCGCAGCGATCGGCGTGTCGGCCGCGAACTTCGATGCGATCACAAGACAGCGGCCATCAGGAAGCAGCAGCTGCTCGCCTATCTCGTCGAACGCCTCAATGCCCTCGACGATCGACCCGACGAGCGCGACATCGCCCGGGCGCGCGAACTGATCCGCCGCAAATTCGACGAATGACGGTCATCCACAGAAATCGTCAAGAGCGCCTCCCCACATTCCCCAAAATTCGTGTAGCCTTCGGGCAACATCGGGCCGCGTAGCGCAATCAGCGTCGCGGCCCTTTTGTTTGCCCCGGAGCGATGGATGTAACAGGCAGTCAAATGCGTGGCGTCAAGGTCCGGGTCATCAGCGACATCGAGCGTTTCACCGCCAACATGGACGATGGGGCGCGACGGCAACTGCCCTTCGCCATCGCGCGCGGGCTCACGATGACGGCGAAGGACGTGCAGGGCGTTGTCCAGGCCGAACTGCCCAAGCAGTACACGCTGCGCAACAATTGGGTGAAGAGCGGCATCCGCATCGCGCCGGCGACCAAAGCCTCGGCCGAGGCCATCGTCGGCTCGCTTGAGCCATTCATGGAGCGGCAAGAGACCGGGGGTAAGAAACAGGCGAAGAGCGGTCATCGCGTCGCCGTCCCGCCGAAGAAGCCGGCGCGCATCATCCCGCGCGGGCAGCGTCCGCAGGCGCAACGGCAGAAGCCGCGGGTGTTTGTGCCGACCAAAGGCCGCATGGCCGGTGCAGTGCTGAGGCGCACGACGAAGAAGCGCTATCCGCTGCAGGTGCTCTATTGGCTGAAGCGCGGCATCCAGGTGAAGCCGTCGTTCGGCTTCCAGGGCAGGACGGAGACGACGATCAGGCAGCGCATCGGCCCGAACCTCGTCGAGGCCATGAGCCAGGCGCTCGGCCATACCGGCTGATCAGTCGCACTCGACCGGGTCGCTCACGATCAGCCAGCCGAGCCGCGCATCGCTGAGGTATATGGCTTCGATCTTGGCGACCTTCGTCACCTGAGGCGGCGGGATGGCGAGCACGCAAAGGCGCCCAAAGCGGTTGATGGTTGATGGTTGAGGGCTCGGCGGGCGTCTCGTCCCACCAGGCCAGCCCAGCCAGCGTCCCCGCGATGAGGGCTGCGAAGTGGAGGACGATGGTCGTCGGCATGCCGCGACCGTCCCGCACCATCGGTGCGACAGTGCGGCAGCGAGGTAAAGAACTGTATGCCGGTCGTCACGGGTCCTTCCACGGCCGGCCCTCCAAAACGGGTAACGCGCACCTTTCCTCTTCGCTAGTAAGTGGCGGAAAATATTGATGAAACAGGGCGTTTCCGATGTCTGAGGAAACAGGCGAAACGGGGAAACGCGACCTGCTCGGCGTGTCGGGACTGGCCCGCGAGCTCGGCATCAGCAAGGGCACGGTGTCCAAGCAGGCGGCAGCCGGGAAGATCCCGGTAGCCCAGCGCGATGATCAGGGGCGCCCGCTCTTCGACCTCGAGCAGGTGAGGAAGGCGCGGGCAGACAATCTCAATCCGCTGATGCGTCGCGAGACGGCATCAGCGCCGGGCGCCGCGCCGATCGACGAGCCGTCGCCTCGGCCGCCTTCGGAGCTGCAGCAAGCGGCGATCGCCGAGAAGCAGCTGAAGAGCCGCAAGCTGCTGGGCGACGTCGCCGAGCGCGAAGGTCTTTTCGTGCTGAAGAGCGTCGTCGAGATCGACCAGACGACGATGGCGCGGCGCACGCGCGACACCGTGACCAACGGCATGGCCGACAAGGCCTCGGCCGCCTATGCGTTCGCCGGCACGTCCCGCACTGAAGCGGAGTGGCGCGTCTGGCTCACCGAAACGACCCGAGGGGTCTTCAACTCGTTCGAGGCGACGCTCGCGCTGGAGAACGACGACGAGTTCACCGATGAATCTGACGGCGCTGAGCCCGAAGGAGGTCCGCAAGCTGCTGCCCGGCATTAGTTCGGCGCGCCGCACGGTGCGCGCCGCATGGCGCCGCGGCCTCCGCAAGGATCCCGACATCCGGCCGAGCGAGTGGGCGCAACGCTATCGCATCATTGCCGACGGCACATCGCCACATCCCGGCAAGTGGGACAACCGCCGCACGCCGTTCCTGGTCGAGATCATGGACCGCATGTCGCCCGTCGACCCGGCGCGGCGCATCACGGTCATGAAAAGCGTCCAGGTGTCGGGCTCGGAGGGCATCTCGAATGTCCTCTGCTGGCTGATCGACGCTTCGCCGGGCCCGACGCTGGTCGTTCATCCGACCGTCGAGGCGGGCCGAGACTGGAATGCCGAGAAATTCGAGCCGACGCTCGAATCGACGGCACGCGCCGGCCGGCATGTTCGCGAGCATGTCGTTCGCGGCCGTGATGGTAGCACTCAGAAGCGCAAGCTGTTCCCGGGCGGCAGCATCGTCATCACCGGTGCCAACTCCGGCGCCGGCTTGCGACAGAAGTCGATCAGGATCTTGGTCCTGGACGACATGGACGAGTTCCCACTGGCCATTCCTGGCCAGGGTGACCCGATCGAGCTCGCGCGCGGCCGCCTCACGTCGTTCATCCGCAGTGGGCAGGACAAGGAACTCGACGTCTCGACGCCGACGCTGAAGTCGACGTCGCGCATTGCCCGGCAGTTCTACGCCGGCACGCAAGGCCAGTGGCATGTGCGTTGCCCGCATTGTGACCTCGAGCAGGTTCTGGAATGGGGCGGCAAAGACGTTCCTTGGGGCCTGAAGTTCCAGAAGGAGGCGCCACACCGCGCGCATTACGTCTGCCGCTCCGGCAACGGTTGTGTTATCGAGCACTGGCAGCTCGAGGGCATGAATGCCCAAGGCCGCTGGGCGCACGCGATGCCCTTCCCAGGGCGCGAGCCGAGCTACCACCTCAACTCGCTGATCAGCCCGTTCATCACTTGGGACCATCTGGTCGCCCGGTGGATGGAAGCGCAAGGCGATCCGGAGAAGCTGAAAGCCTTCGTCAACCTGCATCTCGGGTTGCCGTGGGACGAAACGGGCAATCGCCCGAAGGCCGCGGATCTGATGGTCCGGCGCGAGACGTGGGATGCGGGCACGGTGCCCGATGGTGTGCTGTTCATCACGCTCACCGCCGACGTCCAGGGCGATGGCATATGGTACGAGTTCATCGGCTGGGGCCGTGATCGCCAGACCTGGAGCCTCGAGCACGGCTTCAAGGCCGGCGAGACGGGCACAGAGACGGGCGCGGCATTCCTTGCGCTCGACGAACTGCGGAAAAAGACTTTCCGCGACGTCTGGGGCAACGATCGCCGGGCCGATTCGGTCGGCATCGACGCCAATTATCAGACGGAAGTGGTCGTCAACTGGTGCAAGACCAAGATCGATTGCTTCCCACTGCGCGGCGAGGACGGCTGGAAGCAGCCGATCTGGACCGGCAAGCCCTCGGCGCGCGAGTTCAGCGAGCGCGGCAAGGTGCGCCGGCGCGGTCCCAAGACCTTCCCGGTGGGCACCTGGCAGGCTAAATCGCGCCACTATGGCGCCCTCGAGGTGAAGAAGGCGCCGGACCAGGTCGACTGGCCGGGGAGCTACTGCCACTTCAATCAGGACTGGGACGAGGCCGACTTTACGCAGCTGCTGTCGGAAGTGTTCGCCAAGCAGCGCAATCGAAAGACCGGCCGGGTGACCGAAGGCTGGCACCAGGTCGAGCAGGACAACCATCTTCTCGACTGCCGGGTCTATGGCCTGGCGATCGCCGAGAAGCTCGGCCTGTCCACCAAGTCGCCGGCCGATTGGGAGTGGCTGGAACGGAAATGGCCGCGACTTGGGCAGGAGCAGCGAACGCTGTTCGACGCGCCGCAGCTCGGGGACGCGGCGCCGGCGCCGGCCGGCGAACGCCGTTCTCCCCCGCCGCCGCGGCCGCAGCAGCCAGAAGAACCGATCGTGCTGGGGTGACGCGATGACCGACCAGGAACGGCTCGATGAAGCCGAACAGGCTCGCCACGAGCTGCTCGTCGGCAAGCGCGCCGTCAGCATCTCGTCGTCGAGCGGCAAGTCGGTGAGCTACGAGAAGGCAGACCTGGTGGCGCTCGAGGCCTACATCGTGAGCCTGCGCATCAGGCTCGGGCTGCCCTCGGGCGTTTCGCGGCCGATCAAGCCGCTGTTCGGCTGAAAGGGAAGCGCATGGCGCGTGTGGAGCTCGTCGCCGCGGACGGCAGGACGCCGCTGCGCGCGGCGTATCCTGCGGCATACCGTGGCGCCGACCGGCTGAGCCAGGAGCTCGCCCGCTGGAGCCCCATGTTGCAGTCGCCCGACGCGGCGCTGTGGGGTCTGCGCGACGATCTCGCGGCCCGCGGCCGCGACCTGGTGCGCAACAACGGCTTCGCCGCCGGCGCCCAGCAGACGCTGCTCGACAGCATCGTCGGCGCCCAATGGACGTTGGTCTGTGCGCCCAACTGGACGGCGCTCGGCCTGCAGGATCTGCCCGACGAGGAGCGCGACGCCTTCGAGGAGGAGGTCGAGGCGGCGTTTGATGAATGGGCCTACGGCATCGGCAACTGGTGCGATGCCGGGCTGCGCTGCAGCTTCGCCGGCCTGCTGCGCCAGGCCTTCGTGTCGTGGTTCGACTGCGGCGAGTTCCTGGCGGTCGCGCACTGGCTCGACGATCGCATTGCGCCCGGCCGCGCCGAGTACGCGACGGCGCTGCAGATGGTCAATCCCGACCGTCTCAGCAACCCGAACATGAGGCCCAACACCGAGTTCTTCCGCTACGGCGTCGAGCTCGGCGCTCACGGCGAGCCGATCGCCTATCACATCCGGGCTGCGCATCCCTACGACCCGTGGATGAGCACGAACTACTTCAAGTGGCTGCGCTTCGAGCGCACCACCGAGTTCGGCCGGCCGATCGTGCTGCACGGCTACCAGGTCGACGGCGACGGTCACACCCGCGGCGTCTCTCCGCTGGCCGCGATCCTCGAGAACTTCAAGCTGCTCGACATCTACGAGCGCAGCGAGGCCAAGGCCGCGATCCTGAACGCGATCTTCGCCGCCGTGATCGAGACGCAGAGCGGTCTCGACGGCGAGCTGGTCGACCAGCTGTTCGGTGCCGTGCCGGAGATCCGCAATCCCAACGATCCGCGGCCCTCGCACGCGATCGGCGGCCCGCCGATGGTCCTGGGCGACGGCACGCGGGTGCCCAAGCTGCCGGTGGGCACGAAGCTCTCGATGACGTCGCCGGTCCGGCCGGCCTCGCAGTTCGCCGGCTTCACCGACGCCGTGGTGCGCCGCCTCGCCGCCGGTGTCGGCATGGCGACCGAGGAGTTCTCGCACAACTACTCGCAGACCAACTACTCGAGCGCCCGCGCCTCGCTGTTGCAGTCCTGGAAGGCTGCGACGGGCCGTGCGGCGTTCCTTGACCACGGATTCGCCTCGCCGGGATACTCGTTGTTCTTCGAGGAGGCCGTCGACCGCGGCCGCATCGAACTGCCGGGCGGCCGCAAGTCGCCGGGCTTCTACGAGAAGCGCGCCGCGTGGCTCGGCTGCGACTGGCTGGGTCCGGGCCGCGGCCAGATCGACCCAGTCAAGGAGCGCCAGGCCTACCAGGTCGGCTTCGAGACACTGACCGACACCCTGCAGACGGCGAACGCCGAGCAGGGCCGCAACTGGCGCAAGATGGTGCGCCAGGCGGCGCGTGAGAAGCGCTATCTCGAGCGCCACGGCGTCGAGCGCGGCGATACCGCGGCGATCATGGGCGGCCGGCCGCCGAGCGACAGCGAAAGGCCGGCAGGAGCAGAGCAATGAGGTTCGCCCACGTCGCTTCGCGCGCCTTCGGGCGGCCGCTGCTGCTCGAGCCGCGGCGCGGCCTCACCTTCCTGCGCGCGCTCGCGAGCGAGATCTCGCGCCGCGAGCTCGATGCCACGCCGATGCTGGCGATGGAAGACGACGACGACGATCGGCCGCGCGTTCAATATGCGTCGCTGCCGGTTGGCCTGGTCGAGCGCGGCCGCAAGGCCTTCCCGCAGATCGGCAATGTCGCGGTGCTCGAGCTGACCGGCACGCTGGTCAATCGGCTGGGTTCCGTGGACTCCTGGTGCGGCATGACCGGCTATGACGGCCTGCGCACCCAGCTGATGAGCGCGGTGAACGACGACTCGGTGCGCGCGATCGCGGCCTACGTCGACTGCCCGGGCGGCGAGGTCACCGGTTGCTTCGATCTCGCGGCGCAATTCCGCGAGGCCGCCGGCGAAAAGCAGCTATGGGCGATCGTCGACGGCTGCTGCTGCTCGGCCGCCTACGCGCTGATGAGCGGGGCCACCCGCATCACCGTGTCGTCGACGGGCTATGTCGGCTCGATCGGCGTCATCGCGGCCCACTGGGACTATTCCAAGATGCTGGCCGAGGCCGGCATCAAGGTCTCGCTGCTCTATGCCGGCAAGCACAAGGCCGACGGCAACGAGTACGAGCCGCTGCCCGACGATGTCCGCGCCGAGTTCCAGGCGGAGATCGACGCCGTCTACGACCAGTTCGTCGACCTGGTCGTCGCCTCCGGCCGCATCGGCGACAAGGCCGTGCGCGCCACCGAATCGCGCTCGTACCTGGCGGCGGACGCGGTCCGCCTGAAGCTCGCCGATGTCGTCCAGTCGCCCAGCGAGGCGCTGGCCGAGCTGGTGCAATCCGTTTTGTAGGAAAAAAGGAGCCGTCACATGGCGAAGAGCAAGTTTTTCCGTCTGTGGGGCAGCGATGCCGCCGCCGATGCGCCCGAGGGCGAGACTGCGGAGCAGAAGGCCGCGCGCCTCTCTGCCGAGGCCGAGGAGCGGCGCCTGGCCGCCGAGGAAGAGGCCAGGAAGAAGGCCGAGGCCGAGAACGGCGACGACGAGGACGATGACGACGAAGAGGACGGCGACGAGGACGAGGAGGGCAGCGATGACGATCGCAAGGCCATCAGCGCCCGCAATCTCCTGCGCGCCGCCGGTCATCGTCGCGGCGCCCGCGCCGAGCGGGCACGCATCCACGCCATCGTGAACGGCGCCGGTCCCGAACGCGTCGCCTCGGCGTTGCACGTCGCCTTCAACACCCGCATGTCGGTCGCCGCGGCGCTCGCGATGGTGAAGGGGCTGCCCGCCGACAAGTCGGCGGCTGGCCGGCTCGGCCTCGCGCCGGCGATGTCCGCGCGCGGCAGTACCGTGATCGGCCCGGACGGCGGCGCCGGCGGTGGCAAGGCCGGCGACGAAGCCACCACGCTCGCCGCCAGCGTCCTCAACTTCGCGTCGCGCAAGCCCAAAGCGACCGGATCCTGACGCCGGCGCACCCCCTCAACCCATCAACCTTCGGAGTTTGACCCATGGCCGACGATACCGACCTCGCCCGCTTTCAGAGCGAGGGCACCCGGACGCCCGACGCGCTGCTCGCGGGCGACTTCCCGCGCGAAACCCAGGTTGTCACCATCACCGGCGGCGCCCCGGTCGTTCGCGGCACCGTGCTGGGCCGCATCACCGCCAGCGGCAAGTACCAGACGGCGCTGTCGGCTTCGGTCGACGGCAGCCAGACGCCCAAGGCGATCCTGGCGATGGACTGCGACGCCACCGGCGGCGACGTCGCTGCGCCGGTCTTCCTGACCGGCGAGTTCAACGCGGCCGCCGTCACGATCGGCGCCGGCCTCACCCTCGCGGGCATCAGCGACGGCCTGCGCCAGATGGGCATCTTCCTGCGCAAGATCGTCGCCGCCTGAGCGTCCAAAAAACCGGCAAGCGCTTCCACGCGCACCACCGTCACCCTCTAGGAGCCAACCATGGACATCTACGATACCGCCGTCCTGTCGCGCGTGGTCGAGAACCTGCCGCCGCCCTCGACCTTCCTGCTCGACACGTTCTTCCCCAACGTGCAGACCAGCGATACCGAGGACATCTTCTTCGACGTCGACACCAGCAAGCCGCGCATCACGCCGTTCGTCCATCCGACCGTGGGCGGCAAGATCGTCGCCGACCGCGGCTTCGCGACCAACTCTTTCCGTCCGGCCTACGCCAAGGACAAGCGCATCCTGCTGCCCGGCCAGCCGGTCAAGCGCCGGCCCGGCGAGCGCATCGGCGGCAACATGGCGCCGATGGAGCGCCGCCAGGCGCAGCTGATGCAGAACCTCGAGGACCAGCTCGACATGCTGACCCGCCGCGAGCAGGTCATGGCCTCGGAGGCGCTGCGGCTCGGCCAGGTCACCGTCACCGGCGAGCAGTATCCGACCGTGGTCGTCAATTTTGCCCGTGATGCCGCCCTCACTGTCGCCCTGGCGGGCGGCGCCCGCTGGGGCCAGGCCGGCGTCTCGCCGCTCGACAACATCGAGGCCTGGGCCGCCATCATCCAGGCCAAGTCGGGCGCGATCGCCCGCACCGTCGTCATGGATCCCAAGGCCTGGGGCATCTTCCGCAACGATGCCACCGTGCTGCTGCGCCTGAACCGGTTCTATGCCCAGGGCGCCAGCCAGGCCAGCCTCGGCCCGATCGCCTTCGGCCCGGGCAACCAGCGCGCCCGCTTCGTCGGCAACATCGGCGACTTCGACTTCTGGGTCTACCAGGAGCCCTATGTCGACGAGAACGGCGCGACGCAGCAGATGCTGCCGGACTACACCGTGATCATGGGCGCCACCGACCCGACCGGCCAGACCAAGTACACGCTCGAGGGCGTGCGCTGCTACGGCATGATCCTCGACGAGGAGGCCAACTATCAGGCCGAGCGCTACTTCATCAAGTCGTGGCTCGAGAAGGACCCGGCCAACCGCCTGCTGCTGATGCAGTCGGCGCCGCTCACCGTGCCGTTCCGCCCGAACGCCAGCTTCTGCGCCACCGTCAACTGACGGCAGCCGCTCGCGCACCGCTTCAGGTCCCGCGCCGAACGGCGTTCGGCGCGGATCCGGAGGTCACCCCATGCAGGAGGACATGTTCATGGCCAAGAAAACCGTGATCGCCAACATGACGATCGTCGGCGGCACCGCCGAGAAGCCCAAGACCATCGCCAAGGGCGACAAGTTCGACATCGACGCCGAGGATCCCGAGAACCTGATCGGCCGCGGCATCGTCACCGATCCCGAGGCCAAGACGGCAGAGCCGGCCGAGGACAAGCCCTCGGTTCAGCCCGCCGCAGGTCCGAGCGTCTCGCACCCGGCGTAAAACGTGCCGAACTGGCGCGACCTCGAGGAGGAGGTCGACCGGGTCACCGTCACGACCTTCGACTATGGCGACGTCGCCTACCAGAAGGTGACCGCCGGCGTGCCCGACGGCCCGGCCGTGCCGATCCCCGCCGAGTTCGACCAGGCCTTCGTGTCGCTCGACATGGAGGACGGCAATCAGGTCTCGACCGTGGGCCCGGCGGTGGTGATCCACTACGCCGACCTCGAGGCCGCCGGCCTGGTGGCGAGGACCGTCGACCGCATCGTCATCGGCTCGGGTCGCGCCGCCGGCACCTACGAGATCGACGACGTGCAACCCAACGAGGGTCGCACCGGCGCAACACTGAAGCTGAAGAAGCTGTGAGCCCATGCCCGGACCCGTGCTGCCCGTCCTGCGCATCGAGGCGCTGCGCCAGGCGGCCGTCGATCGCCTGCGCGCCGCCGTCGTGATCGCCCAGGGCGCCACGCCGCCGCTCGAGTTGCAGGCGCTCGCCGGGCTCTACATCCCCAAGCACCGCTTCGAGAAGCTGACGCCGGCGCAGGCGCCTTTCGCGCATGTCGCTGCCAAGACCGACGGTGGTGAAGGCTCCTCGCACCAGGTCCCGAACATCGACCTGGTCGGCACGCTGCACGTCAATCTCTTCCACGCCTGCACGCGCCAGAACGCCCAGGACCTCGACCGGAAGGCCGGCGAGATCGCCAACGCGATCGAGATCGCGCTGCTCGAGGACCAGGACTTCATTCAGCGCTTCAGCTGGGTCTCCGGCCTGCGCCGTACCGTCGACGACGGCGTGGCGCGCGGTGCCGACGGCGCGGAGTACGACTGCGTCATGGTCCAGATCGAGCTCGAGGTCTCGGGCGACCAGCAGACCTTCGAGCCGCGCGTCACCCAGCCGCTGCGCACCATCCATACCGAGCTCGCGCTGGGCGACGACGCCGAATCGATCGAGGGCCAGAGCCTCGTGGTCAAGCAGACGTTCCCGCTGGAGCAGGAGTGACGAGATGAGCGACCGCAAGTGGTTCACGCCGACCGAAAATATGCAGATCGTCGATCCGCTCACCCGCAAGCCTGTGCCGCCGCACGGCAAGTGGGTCTCTGCAAGCGACGAATTCTTCATCCGCCGCGAGCTCGACGGCGGCGGCAAGCTCACCGACACGGCGCCCGCCGGCGTCGACCCGGAAGCCTGATACCCCGGCGGCGCGCCCTCTCATCCCTTCACGAGCGCCGCCTGCCGCCGGGAGAGGCCCCCATACGACGCTCCCGGCGGCGCCCCTTTCATCCGTGATCCGCGAGGCCTGCGATGACCATCCAGTTCAACCGCATCCCGGCGGCGCTTCGGCTGCCCGGCGTGTTCATCGAGGTCGATCCCTCGAAGGCGAGCCGTAGCGACGATCCCGGCCGGCTGCTGCTGATCGGCCAGATGCTGGCGACGGGCACCGCCGCGGCCAACGTGCCGGTGCCGGTGACGTCGGTCGCCGACGCCAAGGCCCAGTTCGGCGTCGGCTCCATGCTGGCCGACATGGTCGCCGCCGTGCGCCAGGCCGATCCGTTCGGCCTCCTGTGGGCGCTGCCGATGGCCGATATCGGCGGCGGCGTTCAGGCGGCGGGCACGATCACCGTCACCGCCGCGCCGACCGCGCCCGGCACCATCCCGCTCTACATCGCCGGCGTGTCGGTGCCCGTCGCCGTCGCCGGCACCGAGACGATCACCCAGACCGCTGCCGCGATCGTCGCCGCGGTCAACGCCAACCTCGACCTGCCGGTGACGGCGGCGAACGTCGTGGGTGTCGTGACGCTCACCGCCCGCCACAAGGGCACGATGGGCAACGACATCGACGTCCGCTACGCCTGGCTGGGCAACGCCGGCGGCGAGGCGCTGCCGACGGCCTATGTCGGAGCCATCGTCGCCATGTCGGGCGGCCTCACCGACCCCAACATCACGAACGGCCTGGCCGCGCTCGGCGACCAGACGTTCGACTACGTCGTCATGCCCTACACCGACGCCACGAACATGAACGCGGCGAACGCGGCGATGAACGACATCACCGGCCGCTGGGCCTTCAACCGTATGGTCTGGGGCCACGTCTTTGCCGCCATGCGCGGCACGGTGAGCCAGCTCACCACCTTCGGCCTGACGCGCAACGATCCGCACATCACCGTCGCCGGGTTCAACCTCTCGCCGACGCCGGTCTGGCGCTGGATCGCCGCTCAGATCGCGTCGGCCGCTGTCGTGCTGCGCAACGATCCAGCCCGTCCGGTCCAGAACATCGAGGTTCCTGGCGTGCTCGCGCCGCCACTCGGCTCGACCGGCCGGTTCAGCATGTCGGAGCGCCAGACGCTCTTGTGGTCGGGGATCTCGACCTTCACCGCCTCGGCCGACGGCATCGTGCGCATCGAGCGCCTGATCTCGACCTACCAGCTCAACGCCACCAGCCAGCCCGACGAGGCCTGGCTGTCGGTCGAGAAGACCTACACCCTGATGCGCGTCCACCGCCGGCTGCGCGCCGCGCTCGAGGCCAACTTCCCGCGGCACAAGCTCGCCAACGACGGCACCCGCGCCGCCCAGGGCGACGCCGTGGTGACGCCGTCGATCGCCCGCGCCTTCGTCATCGCCGAGATGCGCGACATGGAGGTCGACGGCCTGCTCGACAACGTCGACGCCATCGTCGACCAGGTCCGCTGCGAGCGCGACGGCCAGAACCCCGACCGGCTGAACATCCTGTTCCCGCCGCCCCTGATCGGCCAGCTGCGCATCCTCGCGGTGCTCTCGCAATTCCACGTGTTGAATTGACCCCGCGGCGCGAGCCGCCACACCAACCCTCGCGCCGCGGGGACCCCGATGAGGGCGCTGCGGTCTCTGTCCACCATTCGGAGTGACCACCATGGCGAAGACCAGGCCGATCGGCGGCTACGGCGACGTCCGCGTCGGCGACCAGCACTTCCTGTTTAAGGGCGAGCTCACCTGGAACTTCCAGACGGCCAAGAAGGAAGGCGTCGCCGGACGCAACAACCAGGTCCACGGCTACACGACCACGCCCGCCGTGCCCTTCATCAAGGGCAAGTTCACCTTCATCGACCTCACCACGGCCCAGCTCGAGGCGATCCAGAGCGCCACGGTGTCGGTGACGCTTGCTACCGGCGGCGCCCTGGTGCTGCGCGGCGCCTTCGTGTCCGGCGACATTACGCCGGGCGGCGACGAGGGCGAGGTCGAGCTCACCTTCCAGGGGCTGGATGGCGAGGAACTGAACGCGCCTGGTGCTTAAAACAGGCCGCGCGTAGGAGGGGACATGGATCAACGCGACGAGAAATTCGAGGTCCCGGACCAGGTCGAGGTCCGGCTGAAGAAGCCGCTCAAGAAGGCGGCGAGCAGCGGCGAGGTCCTGGAGGTCCTGACCTTCCGGCCACCGACCATGGGCGAGATGAAGCAGGTCGCCAAGGTCGCCACATCGGCTGGCGACGCCGAGTCGGCGGTTCGCCTGCTGGTCCTGCTGAGCAACGATGGGCTCACCGCGCCCGAGATCGAGCGCATGAACTATCTCGACGCGCAGCTCTGCGTGGAAGCGCTACAGCCTTTTTTGGAGCTGCGGCCGCGGGCCAGCAGCGGCGGCTGACCGAGGCCGTCTATCGCCTGGCGTGGTTCTGGCGAATCTCGCCGAACGACGTCTGGGCGACGCCACTGCCGCGCT